TTAACTTACTGATTTTAATAATCCTCCAGTACTGCTCTCGTGGCTATGGGGCATCAATGGGGCAAAATCTGCCAGCTTCTGATTCAGCATTGCGATCTGCTCTGCGCTGCTGTCAGCCATCCATGCACCGTAAACATTGAACACCATCTGCGCGCTCGCATGCCCCATCTGACTGGCAATAAAACTCGGGTTTGCACCAGCAGATAATGACCAGCACGCATAGGTATGTCGTGACTGGTACGCCTTTCTGTGTCTGATCCCCGCGCGCTTTAGTGCCGCTTCCCATGAGTCGCCTACTGAATCGACCCGGTAGATAAATCCGACCTGCTTACTGCGTCTGACCACATGCGGGTTAAAGACGAATGTACACTCATGGGTCACCGAACGACCGTACTCACGTAACTGCACTTCAATGTGATATTGCCTGCCCAGCCTTGTCATTTCAGCCTGATTTTTCAGGATGCTGATTGCGGGCTGGATAAGATGCACCACTCGATCTGTGCTTGCCTCGGTTTTCGGTAGAGTGAACTCACCAAGTTTCGTATAATTACGCCTGACGGTAATTGTTCCCGCCTTCAGGTCGATATCTTCCCAGGCCAGGGAGACCAGTTCCCCGTGACGCATTCCTGTGTACACTGCTAATGACCACAGGTTTTTCGTCTGCTGATGCCGGCATGCATCTATCAGGCGAATAAATTCATCACGAGACAGAGGATCTGGTTCTGCCCTGGCTTTTTTCAGAGGTTTAATTCCCTCGAATGGGTTCACCTCTAAGTAACCGTGATCCGCAGCAAACTGAAACATTCCGGCCATTGTCGTCATGTAATAGTTCACAGTAACAACGCTTCGCCCTTTTGCCGGGGCTTTATTTTTCGTCGGACTCTGATAACCAGTTAGCAAATCTTTCCTGAGATACAGCAATTCCTCTTTGGTTACTGCTGACACCAGGCGATTACCTCCGATCCTCGGCACCATATTCCTTGCGACAGATTCATAGCGATTGAATGCGTTCGCGCAGATTTCCATCCGTTTCAGATCCAGCCATTTTTCTTCAAGTTCTTTCACTGTAATGTCTTTTTTACTTACACCAAAAGCCTTGAGGTTAGGGGAGTCAGGAAACTGGGTTGCATAATCAAAGGTTCCTGTGCGGATGGCAAAACATACTGATGTCCGCAGTTCCCCGGCTATCTTTCTGTTCTTAGCGGTGTCAGGGACACCGAGACTTTCCCTGACACGCTTACCTTTAAAATTAAACCAGATGCGTAATGTGCCACCGTGGTTTTCGACGCCTGTTGGATATGTGACTTTATCCATTGGTGTTACCTCCAGACGCCCAAGAGCGATACGAGCTTACCTTTTTCATGGCATCAAATCACCCTGGCTGCTTGCTTTTCATTGAAGCGACCCAGGCATCTACAGCCTTTCTGTTATACATGCACTCACTGGAAGGTTTAGGATTTCCGTCAGGCGATACGTGGATATACTCCCTCCCAATCATCCAGCATTCTTTTCTGGCCCGGAGGATGGTACCGGGCTTGAGCCCGGTCACCGCGATCAGAACACTTTCACAAACCCAATCGTTAGGAGCTAACTGAATAACATTGCTCATATACCCGCCTCACACCAAGTCAAGGCCACGGCAGTGGCGCCACACATCAAACATCCGCTTTACCACTTCCCTACAGTAAAAACCGTCGCAATCTCGCGTAAGGTCGTAACGGCTGTCGTACCGTTGGCGCACCCATATTTCAAATGCTTTGTGCATTACTTCACCTCTGCAGATAACGTCGTCACAATGACATGCTGGCGCGCCACCTTTTGGTGGGTGAATTTCCTTAACTTCAGGCTGGAATGGTGTTCCAGATTGCTTCCATTGCCTTCTCTTACGATAAAACGTGGTTCTGGAGATACCACCAAGCATCTCCTGAACGCGCTCACGGTTAACGAGAACCGGCTGAATGCTGATTGTTGTTTGCATGCTTTTCTCCAGGCAAAAAAGAATGCCCTCACACTGGAGGGCAAAATGGGTGATAACGTGGCAGTGCATTCGCACCCAATAGCCAGCTCATAACTGGCTATCAGTTGCGTCATTCATGTGGTGTGTTAACGATGTCGTAAAACTGACCGTAGGTTATCTTCTGGAAGTTATCCGGTATCACTACGTCACCGTGCCGTTCTTCTTTATCGTTAGGTATTGCAAAAACCAGACAATCATCGCGCTTAGGATGCTTTCCTCCATATGTGGATAGCATGGCAAATCCGAAACCTCTGCCAGACTGACCACCAATACCCGTACGCATAATTCCGTAATGGTTGACTATGTAGTCATTCCACTCAGGAAGTGATTTAAGCTTTTTATTTGCCTCTTCCTTCACGGCGTCGAGCACTTTGTTGTAAGCCCTGCCTTCTTTCGTGTTTCCTTTTCCTCTACCAAGGATTACGCGCTTACCATCAAACATTTGTTCTCGCTTAATGGTCATGGGGCAGGGGAATTCATATCCCTTTTCCCACACAAAGCCACTGAGCAATCCACCTCCACCACCCCATCCGCTTGATGTTGTCCATGCGATAGCACCAACTTTTCCTACTGCATCAGGAAGAATGGCGTTCCTTTGTTTACTAATTTCCTCATATCCATCAATCAGCGATTTCACATCATCGCCTTCCACCATGTAGTAATCGTAAAATTTGCTTTGATCTGACATTGCTATCCCTCATGCCGCCCGCATAGCGCGGAGGCGTTTTAAGTGTTCTGCTGTTTCAAGTTCGGCTCGTATCTGTGCCGCCTCGTGTGGGTCGAGGTGCTCGAAATCGTTATTAAAGCGGTCGATTGACGCGGTGTTGATCCGGCCCTGTCGCCAATAGCGGACTATCTTAGAAGTGCAACTGTGGATGATGACGGGCCAACCGTGCTGGTCAGCGTAAATCTGACCCCGTTGAATTAGCTGGAACATTGGGCACCACCTTAAATTCGATTACCCAGACCCAAGGGTTGGAGTCGAAGCTACCTTCGCCATTGGCCTTATCCCACCACGCTTTAAAGCCGTGCATTTCTGGACACAGCCCTACCGGAACGCCAGCGATCGCATAATGCTCGGCATGGTTGAAGGCTCGTCCAGCTACGGTTTCGCAGTGTTCGAGCATGTCGCCAAGGTCATTCAGCAAGTCTGATTCATTAGCCGTCTGAAGTTTCTCGACTCGGATGCCGGTTATCTCCAGGGTGATTCGGCTGGCGGCGCGAGGCATTACTGCGCCAGATTGTGGACGTGTCCAGTCTCCCCATTCTGGCTCACCATCGGCCCAATACCAGAAGTCCGGGACTTCTTGAGGAACTGCCGGATCAAAGAAGTTAAATGCGTCGAGCCGTGAAAATGACTCTCTGACATAAATCGCATCGCCAACTGCACCGAATGGACATGGATGCCAGTAATCGCACACGTGCTCCTCATCTTCGCTCCATGGCCACATGCTTCCGTCGTCGCGCTCTGCAATTTCAGTAGCCCGAGTATGACGCCATTTGATAGGGCGCCGAACCTGCGTCATGCTGCCATCAAGCAAGGCGCGCACCTGATACTCATTAAAAATCATTCCACGATCTTTCACTGGATCCCCCTCTGCTTATTCCTCAATTCGATTTCTTCCTGGCAACTGGAGCACGTCTTGCAGCCGGGAACGGCAGCGCGGCGCGGCTCGGCTCGGGAATTGGTTCGTCGCATTCTTCACAATGCTCAGCTGATACTGCGCTGTGGTCGATGCGGTGAGCGGAAAGGGCAGCGTTACGCTGAAGCTCTTCAATCTCTGCTGCGGTATCGATGATGTCCATGGTCAATGCTCCCGGAACTGTCGGTTAATTCGGTTGAAGGTGAACGCCAGCAATAAAAAAGGAGCTTTAAGCTCCCGGGTGATGAGTGCCTTCATGCTGCACGCTCTGTGATTTTCTGAATTTCAGATTCCAGATCTGCAAGGAAGCTCTTAACCTCAGATTCGATTTCGCGCGCCAGCTCTTCATCGAAATGAATCCGCTTCTTGAAATAGGCGAGGTCAGGCGGCAGGCGATCATCGAAACTAACGAAATCACACCATTTCCGCCCGGTGCACATCATCTGTGCATGCATTTGCAGCATGTACTGGCGCTTTGGCTCACCAGTTTTCAGCGTTTCAAGATGGGTCCAGGTGTTGGGGCATTTGATTTCGATAAGCCCGTCGTCGTTGACAAGTCCGTCCGGGCTGGCTGCGAATCCGGGTATGGTTGGGTGATCGATGAGTCCAACTTCAGTGATTGCCGCATTGAACTCATTCAGCGCGTACATTTCGCGTGCCACTGGCTCAAGTTCAGTGCCGCGCATCATCGCGGCATTCGAAAACCCTTCCTCCAGCTTCCCGGTCAGCCGTTGGCAAATCAGCTCGGCCATGTAGTTCTGGCGGCTGGTGGAGTAGCCCGACTTAGTCCGGGCCATGACATCAGCCAGGCGACTGGCTGTGACCTTGCCGCAGCGCGCAGCAAACCATTCAGGGGTGCGTTGCTCTATCATTCAGCCTCCGTCTCTGCGACATTGACAGGTTCGGCGTTGTCGACAGCAAGACTCATGTCATACATGCGTCGTTTCTCAACTGCGCCGATCACCTGTTTCTCTTCGGCGCTCAGCGCCACCCAGAACTCCTGATACTTAACGGTTCCAAGGCGCGCGGCGGACTCACCTTTTGCGATCAGTTCCGGGCGGCGGCTATCTGATTCATGGCCCGCATGAACCTCTGCCGTTGTTCCTTCAATTACTCGCTCTGCCTCGTCCTGGTCGAAGATGCCAGCGAAACCAAAGGCCAGACGCGCGCACTGGATCAGCGTCTTGTGGCGAAGCATGCGGGTAGGGTGGGACTGCCATGGCTGAGTGTTGCGTTTGCACTCTCCCATGTACTCGGTGACGATGGTCGGGTGCTTACGGTCTTTGCGGTAAATCTTGCAGGTACACGCGCCTTCCTCCTTGTCGTAAGAGAATTCCATGCCGTCAAACTGAGGATGTTCGTTGATAATGCGAGCCCATCCATCAACGCCGACGACCGGGACAATCCCGCCTTTATCTGGAAAGGCATAAATCTCTTTGGTCCATGGGTTCAGGCCGTACTGGTTGGCGACGATTAGCAGGGCTGTAAATTGCTCGTCCGTGACGTTGCCACCTTTGAACGCTGTATTCTTCAGCGTATTCATCAGGTCTGTACCGGCATCCATGCCGAGGCGTGCGGCCAGTTTCCCGGCCATGGTGGAAAGTGCTGTACTCATTGTTAAATCCCTCAAAAATTAAAACGGGCAGCCGGTACGGTGTTCCCAGTCGTATTCCGCCTGGGCGTAAGCAACTGCCGAAATGAAATCGTTGTAGGCCTCGCCAGCTTTATCGCTGCGAAGCCCTTCGTATGGGCTGGAGTCTATCGGGATCGTGAAGTGGAAGAGGCCGGACGGCTCTTTAGGCATCATGTCGATGATTTTCTGCGCCCGGTCGTCGATCCACTTCTCTTTCTCGTCGGTGATCTGCTGCTCAGCCCAGCGCCGATCTTCGATGCGGTCGTAAGTGAGGTATGCGTTCATGGTTGCCTCAGTAATGAATTTTCGCGCAGGGGATCAGGTTATCTTTCAGAGCGGTAAGCACTTCGATAGCCTGCTCGCGGGTTAAGCTGGTTTGGCTGGTGAGCGCGTTAACGATGTTGGTGCCGACCGTCTTGCGGTGCTTAACGTCAGCTTCACGCTTTGCCTGCTCATCGGCGAGGCGCTTCTCTTCGGCCAGGCGGGCATCTTCGGCCTGTTTGGCCTTCAGGCGCTCGGCTTCAACCGCCGCGGCTTTTTCGCGTTCCGCCCGGGCTTCCGCTTCCTGCTTCTCGCGAGCTGCACGCTGTTCCGCTTCGACGCGCTGGCGCTCCGCCAGTTCAGCGCGGGCTTTCTCTTCGGCTTCACGGCGCGCTGCGGCTTCAATCTCCGCTTTGTGCTTCGCTTCGGCATCGCGGCGGGCTTGTTCTGCCGCTTCCTGTTTCAGCCGCTCATCACGTTCACGCTGAGCCTGTTCCGCCAGACGGCGCTGCTCTTCGCGGTCACGGTCAAAATCCTTGTTCATCAGTAGAGCCATTTCGTGGTCCGCTTCGAACTTGGCAGCCAGCTCCTGATCGAACCTGATGTTCATCTCCAGCGCTTCGGCGTGCATCGCGTTCATGGCTTCTTCAGCCTTAATGCGTTCCTGCTCGGCTTCCCATTCGGTGAGTGGGCGGCGGGTCGCATCGCGCAGCTCGTCGCAGGCATCAACGAATCGCTTAATTTCGGCCTCAGCCGGACGCACAGCCTCTTTCAGGCGCTTCAGGTACTCACGGCCCGGCTTTTCGATTGCCGTCTTGCTGCGGGACACCTGCGCTGCCAGAGAGGCAACACGGTCACGGCCTTTCTTCGTGGACAGGTCCGGCACTTCGTTTACAGCCTGGCGGATTTGCTCAAGGTACGCGTCAAGGCCGCCCGCTACGTAAAGCACTGGGGCCTGTTCCGGCTTGATTTCGATGACAGTTAAGTCCGTTACTTCGCTCATGGTTTCTCCTGAAATTTGGATGTGCAGATCCCGCCCGCAGAAGCCAGGCCGATCGGATGAATAGGGTGGTTAGTGCTGGATAGGGTTTCCGTGACCGTCCAGAAGGACGTCAATCACGCAGTCACTGAGGCGGATAATTTCTGCATCGGTGTGCAGGTACACCCATTTGCGCTCCTGAATGACTGCTGAGACGCGATAGGTGCGGCCTTCATGCAATGCCATCATGCCTGGCGTGACGCACTGGCGAATGAGCGGGGTGGTGCCGTAGTGCAAGTTGCTGCTAATTTTTTGCAAACTCACCATGCTGTTCTCTCCGAAAATCATTAAGGACAGCCACCGCATCTCTGATGGTGCGGTAGTAACCTAAAAACACTCTCTTCCCCGATGAATCAGTTGATCGTGCAGACCATTTTTTAACATCCGGTCGCCATGAGACGCCCTTTACACCAGTCCTGCTGTCGCTTCTTACCGACTTATTGAGGCAGTTTTCATGACGGCTTGCGGCTCTTAAGTTGCACGCCCTGTTATCTGTTCTGTCACCATTGATATGGTCTACTTCTTCAGGTGATTCCCCGGTGCATAAGAAAAATGCGATTCGAGAAAGGAAGTAGTGCCTTCTTCCAATACCAACTCGGAGATAGCCATTATTGTTTTTTGAACCAGCAGGCCGCCCCTTTACAACCCATCCTGATTTCGTCACTTTCCACGTAAATACTCCGGTTTCAGGGTTGTAATCCAGCAAGGAATCTATCTCCTCAGCACTTGGCAACTTGTGCTTTCGCATCATACCTTCACCTCAACCTGTACCAGGAGGCCAGCCATATGCATCTGCCAGCGGTTAAGTACCAACTTTTCACGCGGTGCAGATACCGACGTCAGCTGCCACTCGTTATCGTTGAGCTTTTTGGCGGTGTACTGCTTGCCGTTGTGGGTGACTTTCATGATGCCTCCCGGGCTTTGGCATTTGCCGCATTAATGGAGTCAATGTTCATCAGGCAGTAGATTGCGCATTCAGCGTCGTAATCACTCAACCCGCCGCTTGCCAGCTTATTAAGTGCGGTGCCAGTTAAGCCGATTCTGAAGCAGATAGAACCGTGTTTAGGGCCATATCCATAACGATGGTCTTCGCGCTGATCACTCCAATGGGCGTAGTTTTTTGTGCCAAAATAACGCTTGCTCAGACGGGTGAACCCCGACGCAATGTCGTTAATCGCGTCTTCAACACACCCGCGCCGCTCCATGCTTTGTTTCGGGTCACCGAAGTTAATGATCGTCATGCCATGCTTAACCATCTCAACCGTTAGGCCTTTATTGGCCTGGTTGATACCTTCAGACACGGCAATCAGCTCTTTACCGATGCGTGAGGTGTCATCAACAAACTTCGCCTTCAACTGAGCCAGTTCGGCTTCAATTGCCATTTTCTTTTTGGTCAATTCGATAAGAGTCATAATCATCTCCGCGCTTAAGCCGCGCCGCTGAACGTTAACAAAGACTTCTGCGCTTATGGGCGGTGGATGACCGCCGATTGTCATAAATGGGCAGACTCGAAAATCTGCCTATGTATGGCCGATAAAAAACCCGCCGGAGCGGGTCATTCATTCTTTGGTATGCCGCAAAGGGCGTTTAGCGTTTCAACGGGAATGGCAAGTGCGGTGCTGGTCGCTTCACGGCGTTCCACCTCAGGCAAATATGGCACTGCCTCAGGCCACATCTCAGCCAGTTTTTTAACAGTTGAGACTTTGGTTAGAGCACCTTTAACCTGCAATTGGAAGGCATCAACTTCATCGTAAAGAACGTTGATGGTTACCGTCGATTCAGTGAGTCGGTCGTGTAATTTTCCAACTTTCTTCAGCGTGCTGTAACTTTCAGGAACGAAACCCGAATCAATTACAGGCGCGAAGGAAGCTCCGAAGAACAGGTCGCTTTCAAGATCGTGCTTACCAATATGTTTTCCACGGTGGCGATAGCGATGATCCAAACCGTTCCTGGCTAATTCGTGATACTCACCATTAATAATGACCTTTAAAGTTGCAGTTTTAGCGCCGACCTGCATCTTGATGAAGGAGTTATCTTTGAAATCTTCCCGAGCCTTAGTTATTTGCTCATCGCTAGTGTTTTCCTGCTTGAGCAATGCCTGTCGAATTTCTTCAACAATTTTCGCCCTCTCATTAACCGCAGCTTTCGCTTTCTCAAACAATGGGGATGCGAGAAGCAGGTTATGGCATAGCTGATTTTTAATTTCGTTGTTAAGACGAATCATTGACTTACCCTCTGTCGTTACCCGCTGATGCGGTTATGTCTCATCGACGCATGGAAGTGATTTCCAGTCGATATCGTTTTTTGCCGAATCCCACAGGCCTTTCTTTTTGTACTTTTCTGAGCATGGAATGCAGATGTTGTAAGGCCTGCCAACCATGTTTACAGATATTCTCTGCATCTCTTCAGATGCCAGAAAGTACCCACAGAATTGACACTTGTGCATACGTACTCTCCACTTAGTTACCCGCTGATGCGGGAGAAATGCTTTATCTATCAGCTTCTACAACTCATCACGAATCTGTGAGAGTGTGCTGATCGCCTGGTAATGACCGCGACGCTGCTCTTCTGTTTTGAACGCACGCATATCGTCTTTTATCGATGCGATTGCCTTATTCAGAACTTCCACTTGCGCTTCTTTAATCGCCTGTTTGCGTGGCTTCTGACGCTTCTTAGGAAGGTCTCTTAAACACGCCGGAATGTATGTCTGAGTCATAAAAAATCCTCTTGTGATTCAGCCCAGCCCACTCAACTTCGAATGGACTGGAATAAATCTGTTTGCGCTTCGCACCTCTCATCCCGCCAGTGTTGCCCGTTCCCACGCCTTTATCGCTCTCGCGAGGTGGTAGCCTCACACCGACCGGATCGCGCCCGGTGCTGCGCCGAATTTGTACGTTGGGGTCTAAACAGGATTACTGAGTGCTGTTCCGACTTTGCATGTTGTTAAAAAGCAGGCGACTTGCTGTCCGCCGCTGGCTAACTTCGCTCAGCTGTCGATGTTTCGTTTCGATGGATTGATTATTAACTAATGGTTATTTTCAGTCAATAACCAATGGTTAATTATTTCTGTGTTGGTTATTAAGGTTATGATTTATTGGTTAATTTAGTTTTGTTATGGATTTGCTTGGCACGTGATATGCTGAAAAAAACATCAAAAAGGAGTGGGTAATGGACTTGGATGAAGAAAGAGTGAACATGATGGTTCACGCCATGGGGCGGGCGGTCATGGAGTTGTCACTGGCAGATTTACCTATGACCCAGCAAAACATCATCGACAAGCTGGAACGGTACCGGAAGGAAACGGGAAACGTGATAGGGAAGGGGGTGAACAGGGATGCGGCGGAGATAGTCAGGAAGGGTAGTAAAGCTGTGAAGTAGGCACAAAAAACCCGGCGCGGTGGCCGGGTTAATAATGTTCTAGGCGATCTATTTGACTCTCACTTAGCGAGTGAAAATCTTGTTCCGTAATATCAATAATCCTGGGCAGGAGTGCGTCAGCCGTTTCGTGAGCGTCTGGTGCAATCACAGCGATGATTTGAAATGCATCAGCCTTATCCCAGTGACGCGCATATACTATGTAGTTATTGCTCGTTCTGGTTGATTGTCGCATAGCATCAGTCCAAAAACCTTCTCCTGGTGCTTTGAAGTGGATTTTGAGGATGCCGGATGTTTGCGCTGAATTATTACGTTCAAAGCCGCCATTTCTTCCAAGGCGTCCGGATAAAGAGATGCCGTTAAGATAAAGAGATAGTTCTCTGGCAAGCCCTTGTATAAACGCCGAATTATTTAATGATGAATGGATACTAACTCTTGCCATTATCTCCACTCCGAGCCGATTTTTAGCAGCTGGCGTGATGCGGAGAGTGCAGATGAAAATTCCTCTGAGTTACCCTCAACACTACTGCTTACGGTCGGCACGGGTGAGACAAATTGCTCTGCCAGGAGAGCAATGTTTAGATATGCATTTCGCAGATCAGAAACAGAGCGAATTGCTTTGCGTTTTTTTTCATAAACCAATGGCATGTAAGGCTTCCAAGCGCTCGACGTTTCAACTAGAGAAAACACATCGCGTAAATTCTCTATGTGCCCAGTCAGCATTTCAGCCCTAACCTTTAATTCAATGAGAAACTCATTGGTGAAATGAAGATCTTCATCAGAAAGTGTGTTTAATGAATTAACTATTTCATTGCACTCAACTAATTTGCGCTCTACACCTGCAATCGCAATAGAGGCACGATCTAAGGCGTGCTTAACTTCATCAGGATTTTCAGGCATGGCAGACTGTGCCAGTCTCGAGTTAGCTCTGGCAAGTGGGGAAACTATTTGCTGCGCCGCCCTGGAGGCTGCAAGGATATCTGTAGCCTGTAAAGCTAGCGCTTCGATTCCTGTAATCATTTTCATACCTTCATTCTAAGCTTTAGCTTGATTTGCCGCCATCGAAATGACAAATCATAGCCAATCACCAACTATACGCCGACCAAAACACCTTGCCGATCAGACCAGCCGCAGCTTTGTATCTACAGCAGTACCGAGTACCAGAAGAGGCGGCCGATTATCTCAACATCATCAATGTCAGCTTCTTCATCAGGGTAGGCCTCATTGTTGTAGCTGCGGATGATCAGCTTCCCACCTGGCTTACGATACAGCTGTTTAATGCGCTTGAGTTGACCATTCCCGCCATCTGTCTGACCAATGGCATACAGTTTCCCATCAACTATGCGTTTGTTGTTCGTATCGACGGCTACAGTCGTACCATCCGGTATCACAGGTTCCATGCTGTCGCCAGTAGCAGGGAAACACAGGATGCCAGACCCATCTGTGTTAGCTCCAACGCGGCGGAGGGTTGCCTTTGAGAACCTGAGCTTAAAACCATTGTGATCCTCATCGTGTACTCGTCCATCACCACACGCAAACTCGATATCCTTCAGAAACGGTACTTCCACCTCATCGTCAGGTAGGGGGGTATTTTTGTCCCAAGCGTCGACAGTTCCCCACTCAGATTCAGGCGGGATGGATGATACCCTGTGCAGTTCAGGTTCAGGATCATTCCTTCCGTATTCCAGCCACTCAGGGCGAACCCCAAGCCAGCGGCTAAGTGCAAGGATATTGGTTTGGTCTGGTATTGCTGATGCGTTAAGCCACTTCCAGATCCCGGGCTCAGATACAGCAATCCCTTGGGACTTCATAGCTTCCCTGATCCTGCCAGCCTGCCCACGCCCACCCACGCCAGCATCAAGCAATGCAGCGCGAAGTCTCTTCGAGAATTCTTCTTTTAAATCGTCTTTTTTAACCATGTGTTAATTATCAATTAGAGTTGACATAACTGTCAGTTAAGATATAACCTTAACTCGTAGTTAATATAGTTAACGGAAAACACTATGAACCCAATGCAATTTGCAATCGAAGCTGTAGGCGGACAAACCGCAGCGGCACGCCTATGTGGTCTGTCGAATGTTGCTATTCACAAGTGGGTAAAGAACGCGGCGTTGCCTCGCACTGAGTACACAGAGAAAACCAACTATTCACAGCTTTTGGCTGACGCATCAAAAGGGCAGTTTACGGCAGAGTGGCTACTACAGGCTGCAAACCCTGACCGAATTAAAAATGAATCGACAGCCGCCTGACCGGCGGCCCTAACCACGAAAGGGAAAGCAATGCATTCACTTGCGTATCAACACAATACCGGAATACACCCGGGAGCGATGATAAACCGCGCTCAACCTAAGGCGGAGCCAGGTCACGACAAAATCCGCGATGCGGTCCGTGCATGGTCGTCGTCCCTGGACAATCAGGACGTAGTGTCAGCGCTGATCATCAACGAATACCGGGAGCAGGGCGGTACCGCCATCAGCTTCCCAGAAGACATCAGCAGGGCGCGCCAGAAACTTTTTCGCTTTCTGGATAACCGCTTCGACTCCGATCAGTACCGCGAGAACGTTAGAGAACTGACCCCGGCAATCATGGCTGTTCTTCCTGTTGAGTTTCGTACACGCCTGGCGCCGCAGAACGACACCATGTCGCTGATCGCATCTGCCATGAAGGAATGTTCAGAAGCAAAGCAAGCCGTTCTCCTGAACGCGCCTGAGCACCAGAAAATGAAGGAGGTAAGCGAGGGCATAGCGTCATTGTTTCGCCTCATGCCGGAGCAGGTAGGGCCGCTGATGACGATGGTGACATCGATGCTGGGGGTTATGTGAGAACAACAGAAATGGCGAAAGCTGTGGTGCTCGAACACCAACAGCTTTCTGGTGGAATTAACTGGATCAATTCACAGGAGCAATTATGGCAAACACTGCCGAAGTAATCAATTTCCCTGTGCCTGACGTGGCACCTAAGGAGCCGCGCGTGGCAGATCTTGATGATGGCTATACGCGCATCGCCAATGAACTTCTGGAGGCTGTCATGCTGGCTGGATTGTCTCAGCATCAGCTGCTGGTCTTCATGGCAGTAATGCGCAAAACATACGGTTTCAACAAAAAGGCAGACTGGGTAAGCAATGATCAGTTATCTGCCCTGACCGGCATCCTCCCACACAAATGCTCTGCTGCTAAAAGCGCGTTAGTTAAGCGCGGGGTATTTACCCAAATCGGGCGAACTGTGGGGATTAACAAAGCGGTCAGCGAATGGGTGAAATTACCCAAATCAGGTAACGAAAATAAAGTTTACCTGAAAGAGGTAAATTTACCCGTATCAGGTAAGAAATGTTTACCCGAATCAGGTAACGACACTTACCCAAATCAGGTAAACACAAAAGACAAACATACAAAAGACAATAAAGACAATATTAATAAACCCCCTAAATCCCCCAAACCGGCTTCGTTCGATCCGGCCGGTGTTGACCTTCCTGAATGGCTGTCAGTTTCAGTCTGGAAGTCATGGGTCGATTATCGTCGCGACCTGAAGAAACCGATCAAGTCTCAGCAGACGGTTACCCAGGCCATCAACCTGCTCGAGCGTTGCAAGTGCAGCGGATATCAGCCTGAAGAAATCATCAACCAGAGCATTGCGAACGGCTGGCAGGGATTGTTTGAACCGAAAGGCATCAAGCAGCCAGCCCGCAATCAGACTCGCGTATCCGAGAACTTCGCTGGCAAGGACTATGGCCAGACTGAAATCCCGTCATGGGCGAGGGACTGAGTATGGAGCTGCTCGAAAAAATCGACGCTATCGAAAAAATGCTGGAAGTTCTCGGCAGGCCGCCAGAGCAACTCCCTAACTGCGAGACCGTCTTCGAAACGGTGCTTTGCGAGAAACACGGCGAATACGAACAGCGTAAACGCGTGCTTACCAGCAGCCTAATCAAGCTGCCGTCGCCGCCGACTCGTTGTCCGGGCTGCCTTCGCGATGAGCTGAGCTTCCTGTATGACGAGAAAAAGCGTTGGGAAGACCGCACTCGCCAGCAGAACATCGATCGCCTGCTGCGTCAGCTCGAAATCCCTGAGCGCTTTGTGACGTGCACGCTGGAAAACTATCAGCCGGTTGGCAAGGAGTCAGAACGTGCGCTGCGGGTTTGTCAGGCGTATGCCGCGAAGTGGCCCGAGCGGCTGAAGCAGGGAGGTGGTCTGGTGATGTGCGGCAAGCCGGGAACCGGTAAAAACCACCTTGCCCTGGCGATCGCCCGTGATGTCATCGAGAAACACCAGAGCCCGGTAATTTTTACCACCGCGCTGAAGATTGCCCGTGAGTTCAAATCAACGTGGTCGAAAACTGCGACGCGCAGCGAGAACGACGTGATTGCGCACTTCACCACTCCGGACCTTTTGATCATCGACGAGGTTGGCGTCCAGTTCGGCAGCGAGGCCGAGAAGCTGATCATGTTCGAAATCATCAACACCCGGTACGAGCGGATGAAGCCGACCATCCTGATCAGCAACCAGACAAGGGAAGAGCTGGCAGCATTCATCGGCGAGCGCGTTCTTGACCGCATGAGCGATGGCGGCGGGTGCACTCTGTCATTCACGTGGGATTCTTACCGTTCTAAGGGGGCAGCATGACCATAACAATCCGCGGGCAGATTCTTGCAGCCCTGCGTAACAACCCGGGCCTGAACAGTGCTCGTATTGCCAGCATGATCGGCATGACCACCAAAAAGATATCCGGAACGGTGAGCACGCTGCTGGCAGACGGCTTGATCGAGTTCGAAGGCAAGCACGGACAGCGGCTTTATCGGCTGACCGATTACGGCATGAAATACGCACCAGAAACAATCCCGGCTATGCCGAAGGGAAATTCGAAGCTGGTGCAGCGTACAGAGGCAAACGTGATCTGCCAGGAGTGCCGCAACAGCGCGGCGATGAGAAGAATTTTAAGCGTATACGGGGTGAGAGCATGAAAAATAATACACAGCCAGCACTGAAAGAACGAATCGAAAAGGCACTTGAAGACTTCACCAAAGGCCGCGCCAGCATGCATGTTCCTCCGCTTGATACCGATGTTGATGTGGTGCTGGCGGAATGCAGTGACCGATTATCAGAGCTTAAAGCCAGATGCGCGGCGCTGGCTGCGGAGAATGCGATGTTGAAGCAACGGACACAGCAACTTATCGACATCATTAGCAATACTGACAATGACTACTGCATGTGTGGTTCTGCTATGAAAGACCACGTGCACAGCGGATGTGGTTATCCTACTGGCATGTTCGATTATTACTACAACCAGTGGCTGGAGTCAGATAACAAAACCCCAGCCACCGACGCTTTCCTGGCTGAAGTGAAGACTGAAGCACGCAAGGAGGGAGCTTACTTTGTGGCGAACAGAATGCTGGCTGCCTGGGAAGCTGGTTTTATTGATGATACTGCAAAGAACGCCGCGGATATTGCCAGGATGATTCTTACCTCTACTGAGTTTATGGCTAATGCGCCGGAAGGCGATTTTGACCGCTCATTCTCTGATGGCGTTCTCGAAGATATCGCCGCCCAGCTTCGCAAAGGAGGCAACCAGTGAGCGAGATTAATTACCAGGCTCTGCGTGAAGCGGCGGAGAAGGCGACGAAAGGCCGGTGGGCTGTTGAGTTCGACGATGAGATTTACTCCACTGACGGCGTGAACCATGAGCAAATAGCCATGGTATTCAGTGAAAACGAAGCGCGTGATGCTGCATTTATCGCCGCAGCCAACCCCGCCACCGTGCTGGCGCTGCTGGCATCGCTGGAAGCCGCAGAGAAGCGAATCGCTGAACTGGAAGCGAAGCTCGATAGCGCAGATAAATTGCAAGATAGCGCATTTCGTCATGGTCTTCAGCATGGCTTCAGTTTTGGTCAAACGGATAATCAGGCTGGATTTGAAGAGTGCTTATCTGCATATGGAGCGCGGGGTAAAGATAATGGCTAATTCATTACTTGAAACATGCAATGACTGGCAAATTCTTCGCGCAGAAATATTGGCTCGAAATCCAAATATGGCCATGACACTTCAAAAGCTCGACATCATGATTGAGCATTCCGTTAGGGCGGCAATTGAAATATCGCATCGTGTTGACTGGGATTTTAGTGAAGCAGAGCGTAAAGCTAAGGCGGTGAATTAATGGAACTTTCACGGGATAAGATTAAAGAAATAATCAATGACGATTGGCTTTTGATGGATGATTGCGAAGGAAATAAAAACTGTGACGTTGTCAAAGAGATGGCGCGTATAGCGCTGGCATCGCTCGAAGCGGAGCCGGTGGCGTGGTTGCTGTCAGGAGGCGGGGCAAAAAACAACGTCAGCTTCGATAGTGGCAATGCTTATGCCGACCCGCTGCGAGAAGTAACGCCGCTTTACACCGCCCCGCCAGCGCCGGTATCTGTGCCCGCTGCGATGGAAATTGATGATGACTTTGACAGCGCGTTTGAACACGGAAAAGCTGTCGGCTGGAACGCCTATCGCGCAGCAATGCTTCAGGGTGCCAAACCTGTAACGACGGCTTACAAGTTGCGCGATGCGGTGGAAACCATTCGTAACTCCGGCATTGAAATCGACGCTGAGAAAATCTTTGCAGAGCGCGATGCTCTCAACGCTCCTGATTGCTGGTGCCGCACCTGCCGCCCGGTGACCATTTCCGACATGCGCTTCGTCGTTTGCCCTGAATGCGGTAACAAGCGCTGCCCTCATGCCAATGACCACCGTAATGCATGCACCGGAAGCAATGAACCAGGTCAGGAAGGTAGCGCGTATCCAGCAGCACCGCAGCAGGAGGTTACTCAGGCGCTTGCCAAAGGCATGGAACGTTATGGCGATGCCATGCGGGAGCTGGCGAAGAAGGAGGAGAAGTGATGGAAATCATCCAGGGTACATGCAGCTGCGGCGAGCCAATCAGCATCGAGTTAAACGCCCATCCGAAGTCATGCGGACGCACCGACAGGAAGAGGCCGTTTTATCCGGATGAGAATGTAGAGCCCGAGGTGATAGGTCAGTTTATTTATTCGCAGGATGGTGTAACGGTTTTTCGGTGCAGGAAGTGCTCCGGTTGGATTGCTGACACCGTTCCTGAAGCTGCGCTAAAGGTGCCGGATGCCTAACCCATCCGACGCATAAGAAACAGGCCTTTTCGGAGGCCTTTCTCTTGCGTTGATTTTGTTGAATCAACCGTCCATACTATCTGTACTGACGGCCTGAACACCCGTCAGTGACTTCTGCGCATTTAAGGGGACTTAAATGCGACCACAATATGAACTTCTCACCTTGTCACAGATGCAGAAATGCACCTGCGATTTTCTGCATTCTGCGGTTTCCATTAAGGAGGCCGTATGACTCTGCCAGTAGACGGTATCAAACTCCATCGCGGCAACTTCGCGGCCATTGGCCAGCAGATTCAGCCATTGCTGGATGCCGGGCAATGTTTCCGCCTTCAGGTTAAGCCATGGCGCGAGAAGCGCAGCCTGTCGCAGAACGCGCTCAGCCACATGTGGTACACGGAAATCAGCGAGTACCTGGTTAGCTCCGGACGTACCGACGCGACTCCGGAGTGGGTTAAGCGCAACCTCAAGAAAACCTATCTCGGCTGTGAAGAGGTGACCTACACCGACTTCATCACCGGTGAGAAAACCACGACCTGGGAGCCACGCCACACCGCCGACCTCGATACAGGCGAAATGCATATCTTCCTGGTGAAGGTTGAAATGTGGTGCGCCCAGTTCGGTCTGGCCCTGACAATTCCGAACGGTTGCGAATACCAGCAGCTGCGCGATAAGCAGGAGGCGTGATGTCTACTCCACTATCCCGCGTCATCACCAACGAAATTTTCCGCGTTCCGGCGCGCCGTAAGCGTAAGCCCGCGATTAAGCCGTCTGATATCCCAACATTGAAGGGCTACACCGCCCGCCTGGTGGATCAGAAATGGCTGCGACTCGCGGCGAGGAGAAAATCTGCATGAGCATGTATCAACGCATTAATGGCGCTGACTGGCGCAATATTTTCGTCGTCGGCGATCTGCATGGGTGCTACACGCTGCTGATGAATGAGCTCGGAAAAGTTTCGTTCGACCCTGCGTGTGATTTGCTGATTTCGGTTGGAGACCTTGTTGACCGCGGCGCGGAAAACGTCGAGCGCCTGGAGCTGATTACTATGCCTTGGTTCCGGGCTGTGCGAGGAAACCATGAGCAGATGATGATTGATGGGCTATCGGAGTATGGGAACGTCAATCACTGGTTGGCAAATGGTGGCGGCTGGTTCTTCAATCTCGACTATGACAAAGAAGTGCTGGCTAAGGCTCTGGTTCACAAAGCAGCTGAGCTGCCACTCGTCATCGAGCTGGTTACCGCTGAGCGTAAAATCGTTATCTGCCACGCTGACTACCCGCATAACGAATATGCGTTCGATAAGCCCATCCCGAAAGATATGGTCATCTGGAATCGTGAGAGGGTTAGCGACGTACAGGACGGCATTGTATCGACGATAGCCGGTGCTGATCTGTTTATCTTCGGCCACACCCCAGCGCGCCAGCCCCTGAAGTATGCCAACCAGATGTACATCGACACCGGCGCCGTGTTCTGCGGAAACCTCACGCTGGTAAAGGTGCAAGGCGGTGAACATGCGTAAACCATCCCGCCGTAAGTGCAAAGTATGCGGGGAATACTTCGTGCCGAAATTCCACGATATCCGGATCCGCTGGTGCAGCCAGGAGCACGGCGCAATCCTCGCGATGGAAGAACGTCAAAAGGAGAAGGTGAAAGCCGCTGCTAAGCGCATTAAGGAGCAGAAGGAGGCAGAGAAGGCCGGGCGCAAACGCCGCAAGGAGAGGCTGGCAGAGCTACGCCCAGCAGGTTACTACAAAGCGCAGGCTCAGCAGGCATTCAACGCCTACATCCGTGCGCGCGATGCTGATTTGCCATGCATCAGCTGCGGAGAGACCAACCCGCCAGATCTGCATGGCGGCCAATGGGACTGCGGCCACTTCAAAACAGTAGGTGCTTACCCTGAACTGCGCTTTGAAGAGCGCAATGCCCATAAGCAGTGCAAATCCTGTAATGCCGGAGCGGGCAAATATACCGCCAAAGAGGCGACGGTAGCGCAGCAATACGAAGCTGGTCTGGTCGCTCGTTACGGGCAGGAGTACGTGGACTGGCTCAACGGCCCCCACGAAATGACCAACTACCGCCGTGAAGACTTCATTCGGATCCGCGATGAATACCGCGCCAAGCTCAAAGCACTGAAACAGTGGGAGGCCGCATGAACCAAGCCGATTTCCTCCGTTACCAGGCAGAAAGCGTTAAGCGCGCCAGCATGCCGCCAATAGTAAAGCACAGCCAGACCAAAACCCACCAGCCACAGAAGGAAGCCGCATAATGAACCTCGAATCAATCGCTAAATACTTTGCGCCTAAATCACCGATGTTCAGTGACTCTCCTCGCGCAACCGCATCAGACAGTCTCACCGGCACTGACGTTATGGCGGCGCTTGGCCTTGCTGGCCACAAGTGCGGGTTTGGTTTCGATCTTTACCTCTCGAAAATCGGCATTAGCAGCCCAGATATAGCACTGGAGAGACTCTATGAGCAGGCACGTAAGTTATCAGGTAAATTCAGAGCACTGTCTGAACTCGATGAATCAGCTCGGTCAGGCGTGCTTAAGGTTCTCTGCGCTTTTGCATACCAGGATTATTCAAGAAGTGCTGCCAGCACTCGAAAATGTGATTGCTGTGATGGTGGCGGATTTACAGAGGCGCAAGTGTTTACCAACAAGGTCTCATACCCATGGGGGAAACCGCCTTACTGGTCGAAAATGTCGCGTGCCGTTCGCCCAAGCGACTGGGAGAGCTGGACACAGGCGCGTGAGGTGGTGCGAGTTAAGTGCAAGCCGTGTAACGGAAAAGGCGTTATCAGCAATTCGTGTCGCTGCCATGGCAAAGGTAAGGTGCTGGACAAGGCAGAAAGCGATCGCCAGGGCGTTCCAGTAATGAAAGCCTGCGACCGCTGCGGTGGTAGAGGTTACGCCAGGCTTAAGTTCTCAACGGTAATTGAGGGCGTTAATACTGTTGCGGAGATAAAGAAAACGGCGGCATATGAGCAACTTCAGCCGCTATTTGAGGAGTTGGTCGCCGAATGCCATAAACAGGAGTCTATGGCTGATTCCATTCTCTCAAAAGTAACGAGATGAAAATAATTTTCCCTAATGTTGAAAATATATAGGAAATAGGTATTGCATTTCGCGGAAAAACTGGATAGATTCATCTCTAACGCTGGGAATCCGTTCAGTCGTTCCGAAGCCAAAAAAATTCAAGCCCGAGGTTAACGCCTTGGGCTTTTTTTATTTCTTTGTGGCCTAAATCGCTTCGAGCCAAAAAAACGCGGAGAACGACATCACCCCTCTCCGCAATAACGACTCAATCTCATACCCGCTTGTCTTTCTTTTATCCACAAAGAGGTAAAGCCATAACTTAGTGGAAATGGTAACAGCTAAAAACTATTTGAAAAGCTAATTATTTTTTGCATCAACTGGCTATTCTTAAGGATTGTTTAATTTTTTGCTTTCCTAGCGAGAAAGAAGCTCCGGAAACTATCAATCAATACAAGGCTGCCGTTCGGCGGCCTTTTTTATTCCTAGCAACAGCACTCGCACAAAGCGAGGTGAGAGTATGTATCGCATGGACAAACTAACCACTGGTGCTGCCTATGGCGCTTCAGCCGGGAGCATCCTAAACGGCATGTTGAATGCCTACAGCCCCGAGCAGTGGAACGCTATCGGCGTGCTGGTGGGTATCATCATTGCCGTAATGACGTATCTGACAAATCTCTATTTCAAAATCCGCGAAGACAACCGCCGCAGCAGGAGCCGAGATGAACCCAACGTTGAGGAATAAGCTGGTGGGTGCCATTGTTGGCGGATCAGGGGCAATCACTATTGCTGCAGTAATGCTGGGCAATGCGGATGGACTCGAAGGTCGGCGTTATTACGCCTATCAGGATGTGGTCGGCGTCTGGACCGTTTGCGATGGGCACACTGGTACCGACATTCGCCGCGGTCACCGATATACCGACAAAGAGTGTGACAACCTGCTTAAGGCAGATCTGCGAAAGGTGGCAAGCGCCATCGACCCGCTGATCAAGGTTCGCATCCCTGAGCCAACCCGCGCCGCGCTTTACTCCTTCACCTATAACGTTGGCTCTGGTGCTTTTGCCAGCTCGACGCTGCTGAAGAAGCTGAACTCCGGTGATGTTCCGGGTGCGTGTAAAGAACTGCAGCGCTGGACTTATGCTGGCGGCAAGCAGTGGAAGGGGCTGATCACCCGGCGCGAGATTGAGCGTGAAGTCTGCGAGTGGGGCCAGAAATGAGCCGATTAACCGCAATCATCTGCGCTGTCGTTATCTGCCTGCTGGTTTCCATGGCCTGGGCCATTAACCACTACCGCGACAACGCCATCACCTACAAAGACCAGCGCGATAAAGCCACAAAGAACCTCCGCCTGGCTAATGCCACCATCAAAGATATGCAGACCCGCCAGCGTGATGTCGCTGCACTGGATGCCAAATACACGAAGGAATTGTCCGATGCGAAAAAGACCATTAACGATTTGCGTCGTGATGTCGATTCTGGCGCTAAACGGCTGCGCATCGCCGCAACCTGCCCTGGAGTGCCAAAAGCCACCTCCTCCACCGGCGTGGATGATGCAGGAGCCCCCGAACTTACTCCAGACGCTCGACGGAATTATTTCGATCACCGGGACGGAATCGCAACCGCTGACAAAATGATTCGCGGCATGCAGGACTACATCAAAGAGCAGTGTCTTAAGTGATTCGTCACCCAAATAACAGAGCCTGACTTCGGTCGGGCTTTTTTATTCCCAGAAGAAGCAGGAGAAGAAGCATGTTAACAGTAAAAGTAATGTCGCCAGGTGGCGGTGAAGAGATTCATTGCGGGTTGAGTGTAGGGTTCAATCCGGGGCAGCAGAGCATCGCGGTATCGGGAATGGACAAAAATGTATTCCTGAAACCTGGCGAGGTCGCCTACGTGATGAACCAGAACGGGAAGACGGTATCTCGTTACGAGCATAATGACCGCCAGTAGCCATTCCAAAGCTCACCTGCTGGTGGGCTTGATAATGGATATCCCCCTGAGCGGATAAATCAAAAATAACCCCTGCAACGGATAATGACGGAGCAACAAATGGCAAAAGCCAAATGGCACAGACTTCCGGCATTCACCATTCCGCTGTTTCAAAGTGCGCATGTCTACCTCGCAACAACCAGAGAACAGTTTCAGCACGCTGATAAATTCCTTGGTGGTAGCGGAGAGGAAAGGCCATTCAACTGTGGACTGGCAAACAACTATGAAAACACCGATACGGGAGAGCGAGTTTACCTGATTGGAGTATTCGATCAGCAGATATCAACTCTCGTTCACGAATGCGCTCACGTATGTTTTTACGTCTGCTCTGATGTGGGCGTAACGACCAAGCCGGAAGACGCAAACGAAACCTACTGCTATCTGCTCGACAGAATGTTTTCGGCATTTTTGCCGTATATAAAACAGGATTAACTCATGGTGAACGAAGACGAGCGCAGGCCACTTCCACCAGTTAATTTCATTGGCCCTGATAACTGGCAGCCCTACACCAGATTGATTCCCGCCAATGAAGTGCATGACTGGATAAGCCATCAAATCCTCAGCGATAGCGGAAGCATCCATAACCCAGACCACGCCCATTTAATGGAAGCTGATTTGTGTTTTATGTGGGCTTCTGACTCATTCGCGAAGAAAGGGCGCTACGTTCTCGGACAGGCCGAACAGGTAATGCTCCGCGCAGGTGGTTGGCAGAAAGCCAGAATGGAACAGCAGATGTATGAATGGTTCGGACGCATCCCGAAGTTCATCATCACGCTGGCAGCCGACTACTGCTCACAATGCAGCGACCTTGAATTCTGCGCCCTGGTAGAGCATGAGCTTTACCACATTGCCCAGGCCACCGATGATTTCGGCGCACCTAAGTTCAACAAAGAGACCGGGCAGCCAGTTCTCACATTGCGCGGCCACGATGTCGAAGAGTTTGTCGGTGTAGTACGTCGATACGGGGCGAGCACTGACGTGCAAGAGCTGGTGGACGCAGCCAATCAACCTGCAGAGGTGGCAAAACTTAACATCGCCAGAGCATGCGGGACGTGCATGCTGAAACTGGCTTAAATACTGGACTGTATAAGACGAATGGTGATTTATGGCTGCATTAAAACCTGATGTGAAAGCCTTCATCATTCAGTCGCTTGCGTGTTATGACACGCCATCGCAGGTGGTCGAGGCTGTCCAAAAAGAATTCGGGATCAATATAACCCGACAACAGGCCGAATCTCACGACCCTACGAAGGCCAGCGGTAAGACGCTCGCAAAAAAGTGGGTCGAACTTTTCAACGCAACTCGCGAACGCTTCCAGAATGAAATTTCCGATATCCCGATCGCCAATAAGGCATATCGGCTGCGTGTACTCGACAGGATGGCTACGAAAGCAGAGGGAATGAAAAACATGGCCCTTACTGCCGCCCTGATGGAGCAGGCGGCCAAGGAAGTTGGCGATGCTTACACGAACAAACAAAAAGTAGAGCAAACAGTGGTTGCCACTCATAACGTTATGCCGGTCCCATCCTGCGATAACGTGAATGAGTGGGAAGCAGCAGCGCAGAAGCAGCAGAGCGAGGTTCTTGGTGGATGAATTACAAAGCCGTCTGGAAACCCTTGCCGGGATCGCAATCGCTCTCCCTGAGCTGTCCATGTAACGAAATTCTCTACGAGGGCACGCGCGGGCCGGGTAAAACTGCCGCGCAGCTGGCGCGCTTTCGTCGTCTGGTTGGTCTGGGCTATGGTTCGTTCTGGCGCGGTGTCATTTTCGATACCGAGTATAAGAACCTCACCGATATCATTACCCAGTCAAAGCGCATGTATCGCCTGTTTAACGACGGCGCACGCTATCTGGCGTCAGCATCTGAACTGCGCTGGGTGTGGCCGACTGGAGAGGAGCTGCTGTTCCGCTTCGGGAAAGAAGAGGGTGACTACTGGGACTATCACGGCCAGGAGTTTCCGTTCATCGGCTTTAACGAGCTGACCAAGCAGCAGTCCCCTGAATTCTACGAGATGATGTTCTCTTGCCGGCGCTCCTCGTTCCGGCCTGAGAATTACCCGCTGGGTGACGGTTCGTTACTTAAGCCTATTCCCCTGGAGACGTTCAGCACCACTAACCCGTTTGGCATCGGCCACACCTGGGTGAAGAAACGCTTCATCGAGCCAGCGCCCCGCGGCACCATCATTCGTGAAACGCAGCAGGTGTTTAACCCGCAAACTGAGCGCGAAGAGGATGTGACGCTGACGCGCGTGGCTATTCACGGCTCGTTCAAAGAGAACCCGTATCTGGATCCCCAGTACATCGCAACGCTGATGGCCATCAAAGACCCGAACCGCCGCAAAGCTTGGGTAGAGGGCTCCTGGGATGTCACCAGCGGTGGGCGCTTTGACCACCTGTGGAATGCATCGCTGCACGTCATTAAGCCGTTCCGCATCCCGGATAGCTGGACGGTTGACCGTTCCCATGACTGGGGTGAGTCGAAGCCGTTCTCTAACCTCTGGTGGGCGCGAGCCGACGGTACTGCCGCAGAACTGCCTGATGGTCGCCAGTTCTGCCCGCCTGCCGGGTCGCTGATCCTGATTGGCGAGTGGTATGGCTGTCCACCTGACGAGCTGAACAAAGGGCTCAATATGAGCTCGACAAACGTCGCCAAGGGTGTGGCCTGGATTGATAAGCGGCTGATGGGCGAAGAGCTGCCTGAACCTGAAGAGATAAAACTCAATGGGATAACTCAGGGGCAACTGAACATCATGCCCGGTATCTGCAAAAAGGTTGTGCCGGGCCCAGCTGACGGTGCCATCTACAACACTGGCGATGACGAGCTCTCTATTGCCCAGAAGATGGAATCGCAGGGCGTTAAGTGGGTTCCATCCAACAAGAAACCGGGATCGCGCGTAAACGGAGCGGCCCTCTTTGCTGACATGCTGGAGGCCGTCATTGAGGGTAAGAAGCTGGAATCTGGTGTACCTGAGAAACCAGCATTCTACGTCTTCGACTATTGCCGCGGCTGGATAAGCCGTGTTCCGGTGCTCGTTCGCGACAGTAAGAACCCTGATGACGTAGACACTCAGCAGGAAGATCACGACTGGGATGGCACTAGATATGCCGTCCTGCATTCACCGCCGAAGAAAGTCGGCAAAGTCACCAACCTACGGATCTAATCCCATGCCTGATATTTCAACCCCAAATCTGGACTATGGGAACATGGTCGAGGCGTGGGATATCAACGATGCCCTGATGGGCGGCACGCTGTATATGCGCCAGCTGGGCGAGTCCTATCTCCCTCGCTGGCCCAAGGAAGACAAAGAGGATTACAAAAAACGCCTCGCCGTGGCCACGCTTCTGCCAGCCTACGAAGAGACCATTAAGCAAAACATCGGGCGTGTATTCGCCGAGCCCATTAAGCTTGCCGAGAATGTGCCTGATCAGCTGCGAGAGTATGCGAAAAACTTCGACCTTGAGGGGACGCGCCTGGACGTATGGGCGCAGGCATTCTTCGGTCTGGCGATGCAGTATGGACTCTCCCACGCGCTGGTGGATTATCCCAGGGTGGACACCGAAAAGGTGAAAACCAAAGCTGAAGAGAAAGCTACCGGCGCGCGCCCCTATGTCACCATGCTTAATCCACGCCAGGTAATTGGCTGGAAGTCGAAAATGGTGGACGGAAAAGTGGTGCTGACTGCGCTGCGTATCAAAGAGGTTGTGGTCGAAGACGGCGACGACTTCGGGCAGACCAAAGTCGAGCAAATCCGATACCTGACACCCGGAAAGGTGGAAATTTACCGCAAGGCTAAAGATGCTGACGGTGCCGCGACCTGGGCGCTATTCGATGGGTGGCAGACATCCCGCCAGGATATCACTCTGGTCACGCTCTACACCAAACGCACCGGGTTTATGTGTGGTTCACCGCCACTGCTCAACATGGCCCTGCTGAACATCAAGCACTGGCAGAGCCAGAGCGAGCAGGACAACATTCTGCACGTCGCCAGGGTGCCGTTGCTCACGGTGTTCGGTTTGGAAGAGGGGCAAGAGCTGATAATTGGCTCGTCTTCAGCTACGTCGTTCACTGATCGGCAAAAGCAGGGTCTGGAATACGTCGAGCATACAGGCTCCTCCATCGGTGCTGGTAAAGAGTCGCTGGCAGAACTTGTGGAGCAGATGCGCCAGGCGGGCGCGAAGTTGCTGCGTACAGAGAACACCTCTACCAAATCGGTAGACCAGACCTCTGAAGAGAAAATGCAGGAGCAGTCACCGCTCTACACCATGGCTACCAGCCTTGAAGATGCGATCGACAACATCCTGCAAATCATGGCTGAGTACATCGGCGAGAAAGATGGTGGCAACGTTGATGTTCGCACTGAGCTGGATGTCGAGTCGAAAGAGTTTAACCCGCCTGCGGCGCTGGCTATTCAGTCACTTCGCCAGGGTGGCGACCTCCGCCGTATCGATGCCATTAAGGCGCTGCAGAAGCTTAACCTGATTGATGCAGACGCAGACCCAGAAAAGGTCCTGGACGAGTTATTGGCTGAATCCTCCTCGCTGGATACCAGAACGATAGGCGAGGTGTGATATGGCCCGTTCCGTCAATGACAGGCTTCAGGACGAAACCATAGCGCACGGGCTTTATGTGAACCGCTACGGTACTGGCGTCGCCCGGCGCATGGTGTCGTTGCTGAACAGGCTGGATGCTGACCTTGCTGCAAAACTGCTGGTGCTGCTGGACGGCAAGCGTGCCGACACCTACAGCGCCCGCCGCCTAGCTTCGCTGCTGGCTGGCGTGCGCGACCTGAATCAGCAGGCCTATGAACCGGTTAATGCTGCGCTGACGCGCGAACTGACGCGCTACGTTGAATATGAGACCGGGTATCAGCTGGACCTGTTCAGCAGCATCATCCCTAAACAGATCCTCAAGCATGTGCCGCTCCAGAGCATTGCGGCAGAACAGGTTTACGCCTCAGCAGTGGCGCAGCCCTTTCAGGGGCGGTTGCTGAAAGAGTGGAGTCAGAAGCTTGAATTGGATCGGCTGGACAAAATCACCAACGCTGTACGCTCCGGTTTCCTCCAGGGCGAAACGGTAGAGCAGATTGTCCGGCGCGTAGCGGGTACGCCGCAGAGAAATCGCGAGGACGGGGTGATCAACACATCCCGTCGCGACCTGGCGGTGGTGGCCCGCACGGCTGTAAATCACATGGCCGCTACTGCGCGTCAGGAGTTCGCACAGGGCAACAGCGATATCGTAAAGGCCAAACAGTGGTCCTCAACGCTGGACACTCATACCAGCCAGTGGTGCATCATCCGCGACCGCAAGCTCTACACCCTCGACGGCAAGCCGCTGGGGCATGTGGTGCCGTATCTGCGCGGGCCCGGCAAAATCCACTTCTGCTGCCGTTCCGGCGAAATCCTGATTACCAAATCGTGGGAGGAGTTGCAGATAGCCTCTGGCGAGCTGAGCACTGCCACACGCGCCGCTATGGACGGGCAGGTGCCAGCGCATACCAGCTATGCCGAATGGCTTACCCGGCAACCGTACGCGCGGCAGGAGCAGGTGCTGGGCGTTACCCGCGCCATGATGCTGCGTGACGGGAAAATCACTGTGCCGGAAATGTTCAACGATGCCGGGGAGTTCCTGACCCTGGACGAACTGCGCCGCGTGGATGCGTCGGCGTTTGAGGGGTAGGGTATGCGCAACGACGATTTTCACCATGTGGATGATGGCCGCGGTAAGCGCCGAGTGTTCGTTAACGGCAACGAGGTCAAGCGCTGCGTATGGGCGGATGTTAAGCGAGGAATAGCATGCTTCTACCCATACCCCATTCGGGTCCATAAGCGAAAGCGCGATGAAGTCTATACCCGCAAACTGCGCGGCGTAATAACCGTCGAATTTATCTAACAGGCTGCCTTCGGGTGGCCTTTTTTATGCCTGCCGCTGAGCGGATGCGACGCGGTGACCGGGTCGGATGACCTATTACCAATGGCCGGAAGGCTGGAGCAAAAACAATGAAACTGAAACTTGATGCTAACGGAAATGTGGTCGTTGAAAACGGTATGCCTGTGTACATCCATGATGATGGCAAAGAAATCCCGTTCGACGCAGCCGCAGCGATGACCAAAATCACCTCCCTGAATGGTGAAGCTAAAACTCACCGTGAAGCGAAGGAGGCGGCGGAAGCCAGTCTCGCGAAATTCTCTGGCATCACCGATCCGACCAAGGCGCTCGAAGCCCTGGAGATGATGACCAAAATCGACCAGAAAAAACTGATCGACGCTGGCGCTGTTGACCAGGTTAAGGCTGAGATTACCAAGGTATTCCAGCAGCAGCTGGATGAAGCGAACGGCAAGACCAAACAGCTCGAAAGCCAGCTCTACGACGAGATGATCGGCGGCCGCTTCGGTGGCTCCAAATTCATTTCAGAGAAGATGGCGATCCCGGCTGAGTTCGTGCGTTCGTACTTCGGGCAGAACTTCAAAATCGAAGACGGCAAGGTCGTGGCCTTCGACGGTCAGGGCAATAAGGTGTTCTCTCGCACCAAGCCTGGCGAGCTGGCTAGCTTCGACGAAGCGCTGGAGTCACTGATCGAGTCGCATCCGCAGAAAGATTACATCCTCAAAGCGTCCGGTAACAGCGGCGGCGGTTCTCACCAGTCGCAGCACCAGGCCGGGCAAAAAACCATGAAACGCGATGCGTTTGATTCCCTGGATAACGCTGGCAAGCAAGCAGCGCTGAAAGACGGCGTCAGCATCGTCGATTAAATCGAAAGGAGCCATAAATGGCAGGCAATACCCTTACTGGTCTGATCCCGACCATCTATACCGCGCTGGACGTAGTGTCCCGCGAGCAAACTGGTTTTATTCCTGCGGTGGCGCGTGACGCGAAAGCGGATGCTGCTGCAAAAGACCAGACCGTACGTGCGCCAGTCGCACCTGCAGCCACCACTGAAGATATTGTCCCTGGTCCGTCAGCACCTAATTCTGGCGACCAGACCATCGGTGGTGTGGATGTCAAAATCACCAAATCCAAGATGGCCCCGGTCAAATGGAATGGTGAAGAGCAATTGGCTTTGGGCCCGGCTGGTACCTACAACACCATCCTGGCTGACCAGTTCAAGCAGGCTTTCCGAGCGCTGGCGAACGAAGTGGATGCAGACCTCGCTGCGCTGTACCTCAACTCCTCCCGCGCTGTTGGCGCGCCGAAGAATACCCCGTTCAGCATCAAAGACGATCTGACTGATGCTGCGTTGGCGCGTCAAATCCTGACCGATAACGGTGCGCCGACTACCGATTTGCGTATGGTGCTTGGTGGCGAAGCGATGGCATCCATCCGTGGTAAACAGGCTGTCCTCTTCAAAGCGAACGAAGCGGGAACCGACCAGCTGCTGCGTGAAGGTGTTATCGGTCGCATCATGGGCTTCAACCTCCACGAATCCTTCAGCATCAAGCGTACCGCGAAAAGCGCTGCTGCTGGCTATAAGGTCAATGGCGAGAAGAAAGAGGGCGATATCATCATCGCTATCTCTGCCGGCACCGGCGGTATTGCTGCAGGTACTGCGGTGAAGTTCGCTGGTGATGACAATCAGTATCTGGTTGTTGCGGCTACGTCTTCCACTATCACCATCAGCGCGCCGGGGCTCCGTCAGGATCTGGCAGACCAGGCTGATGTCACTGTGTTGAGCGAATTTGTACCGAACATGGCGTTTGACCGCGGGGCATTCCTGCTGGCCAGTCGTACCCCGGCGATGCCTGAAGGTGGCGATACTGCTGATGACGTCATGAATGTGACCGACCCGGTATCTGGCATCACCTTCCAGGTTGCGCTGTACCGCCAGTACCGTCAGGTGCGTTATGAAGTTGGTCTGGCATGGGGTGTGGCTGCTGTGGCGCCACGTCATTCCGCCATCATCATGGGTTAACCCAGGGGGCTTCGGCCCCTTTGTTTTTCAGGAGGCCCAATGGCCGGATTAACCAGAGAGCAGCGCGCGCAGCGTGACGCGGAAAAGCTTGCAGCTCAGCAGGGTATTGAGCTGGTGGTCATGGTGCGTGACACCCCAGAGTTCCCCGGCGGCCCGCTGCGTGCAGATGTTCATCCTGATGAAGTGGATAACTGGCTGGCGCTGGACTGGCGTCTGGAGGAATAACCATGCTGGTTGCCGATCCCCATTCGCCGGACTTTAACAGCTACGCCAGCGTGTCCGACCTGCGGGCATTTGCCGCCGGGCGCGGATATACCATACCTGCCGATGACGGCGAGTGCGGCATGTTGTTGATGCAAGCGATGGACTTTCTGGAAGGGCAGGCCTGGCGCGGTCAGCGCTCCAGCACATCTCAGCCGCTGTCGTGGCCGCGCTCCGGCGTACGCTTCGATGGTGTGGACCTGCCGGATGATGCTATTCCACAGCGCCTGATTGATGCCCAATGCCGCCTGGCTATCGAGTCGCAGGAGATTGACCTCACGCCGTCGGTCTCCGGTGGCGGCGCGGTCATAGCTGAGAGCGTACAGGGGGCGGTCTCTGTGCAGTACGAGCCGGGAACGAATAAGGCTACTCCATCATTCCCCTGGTTCTATTCCTCGCTGCGCGGGCTTGTGGTGGGCGGCAACCAGGTCCGGATCGAAAGGGGGTAGCATGGCAATCGACTATCGCCGCATGCGCGCTACGGCAACGCGGCTACTGACGGAGAACGGCAAAGCCTACCAACTGACTCGCGGCGGAACCACCACCCGCGATCAGTACGGGAAAGAGGTTATCACCGAGCCTATTACAGCGACCGTTACCGGCGTTATCACCGAATACTCCACGCGTGAAATCGACGGTTCACTGATTGCTACGGGCGATAAAAAATTGGCGGCCACGTTTGAAACGGAAGTGCGCATTGGCGACCTCATTGATATCGACGGAAAAAAGTGGCGCGTGGTTCAGCCGAATCCGGTTAAGCCCGCAGATGTGCTGATCTCCTACAACATCCAGCTGAGGACCTGATTATGACCAGTTCTGCAAATCAGCCGTTCCTGGCTGCTATTCAGCTGTTCGTTGATGGCTCAAAGCAGGAGATTGACGAGGCGGTGCGCCGGACGGGTATCAAAATCCTGGGTAGATTGGTGGAGATGTCACCAGTCGGGCAGCCGGAGACCTGGCAAGTGAACCAAACGGCCTCTGCTTATAATACTGCAGTGCGTGAACATAATGCTGCCCTTCGCGATGATCCTGCCAACCTGACCAAATCGGGACGACTAAAGCGCGGTTTGCGTGTAAACGACTCGATGGACATCAAAAAGCCTGAGGGTTATGTCGGTGGTCGGTTCAAGAACAACTGGTATGTTGGGTTCGATAGCCAGCCAACAGAGACGAACGATACCCCGGACGCTTCGGGGCAGGGTTCAAACTCCCGCGGTCTGGCGGTGCTTGAGGTGTTCAAAGTAGGGCAAGTGAGCACGATTTACTTCACTAACAACCTGCCATATGCCCAGGCACTGGAGAACGGACATTCAAACCAGGCGCCCGGAGGTATGGTCGGGTTGACCGCATTGGATGCAGCCCAATACTTCCGCGAGGCAATGAACGAGGTGCGCAATGGCCGGTGACCAGTCCATGCGAATTGCTGAATTGCTGGAGAGCCGGGTGGCGATTATCGCTGAGTCGCTAGGATTGCCGATCGCCTGGCCTAACATCGCTTTTACCCCGCCTGATGATGCCCCTTACGGGCGCGTTTATGTCTTACCTGCGCAAACCGTGGGGCAGGACCTGGAAGGTCAGTTGCGTACATACCAGGGCATTCTCCAGCTCAATATCATTGCACCAGCAGGTAGCGGCGTGACTCTGGCAAGAGGGCTGACAAAGTCGGTCGCAGATGCTTTTCCCGAAGGGCTGCCGCTGGTGGACGGTAATCTGACGGTTTACATCAACGGGCCGCCGCAGGTGAGACAACCCATCCAGGACCGGCCAACCTCGGCGCCCAACGGGTCCAGTGGCTCCATAACCTACACCATTCCCGTCAGCATGCAGTACCGCGCTGACTACTGACCTGCCAGATGGCGGGTTTTTTATTAGCTAAATTCAGGAGAGTGCTATGGCATTCGCAATCCCTAACGGCTCGCGTGTGAACGTGGCCAAGGCCTATCAAGCCCCAATCACCTTTACCGCAGCCTCTAACGCGACGGAATGCGAACTGACCGTTGCATCGGCTTCCGGCATTCTGGCCGGTGACGTAGTTCAGGTGAGTTCCGGCTGGTTAAAGCTCGATAACATGGTGCTGCGCGTAAAATCGGTGACCAGTAATAAAATCGTGCTGGAAGCATTCGATACTACCGACACCACCAAATTCCCGGCAGGCACTGGCGCGGGCACGCTGCGCAAAATCGACTCCTGGATCACCATGCCTCAGGTGATGACACTATCAACTGAAGGTGGTGACCAGCAGACCATCAGCGTGCAGTTCCTGGAAGATGACAAAGCGCGAACCATCCCAACGTTTAAAAACGCGGTGGTTCAGGTTTACACCTTTGCACACGACCCTCAACTGGCGATCTACAAACGCCTCATTGACCTGGATGACTCCAGCGACACAACGGCGGTCTGGTTCCATAACCCACGCGGCAAAGCCGATCGTTTCTACTCAGCCAAAGTATCGTTCCAGCGCGTACCGCGCACGGAAATCAACGCCGTGGAAAGTAACGAGGCGCGCATGAACTTCGAATCGGACATGCAGATTTACCCGATCGCCGATTCATCCGTGACGCCGCTGGCGTTCCTGACCGACCTGCCGGCCACCAAATCGGTTGCCACAGGCGCAGCGCTGGATCTGGCGGTGGTAATGAAGGGCGGCGCAGCACCTTACACCTACGTTTGGAAGAAAGGCAGCACCGCTATTCCGGGCAAAACCGCATCGACGTTCAACATTTCATCTGTCGCATCCGGTGATGCTGGCGTTTACACCTGTGAAGTCACCGACGCCGCGGGCAAAACCATCACCTCGGCTGCGTGTACTGTCACGATCAGCTAACTAATCAGGCCCGGTACGCCGGGCTTTTTTATGCGCATCGCACGCGCACATCGAAGAAAGTCTTTCAGCTGTGAGCCTGGGCAAACCGTTAACTTTCGGCGGATTTGCCGTGCGACAGGCTCACGTCTAAAAGGAAAATTAAAATGTCAGAACCTTCAATCGTCCCTTACGTAAAAACCACTCCCAAACCTTTTGGTGTGGACGTCGAATGGAAATGGCCGGGTGGCTGCGCGGTGCTAGAACTGCAATGCCTTCATGAAGATGGCCGACTTATGAAAAAACGCATCTTCTGGCCAGCTACCGTATGCCTTATTTCCGGCCTCAAAGCTGGTGAGAGATTGCAGGTGCGCCTGCGTCCAATTGCAGAAGATGGCTCAGCACGAGATTGGCGAGCCGGTGACTGGATCGAAGGGGTTTCTTCTGTCGATACCGAAGAGATTATTGAGGCGCTGGACGAAGAGATCCGTAACAGCGATGCATTCAAAGTCCTGAAAGATGGCTGGTCTTTCGAAAAGAACGGGACGCTGATTATTAATAACGGCGAGGTGTTCGTTACCGATGCGAAGATCGACGATGCCGTATTGTCTAAGAGCTACAGCGTTAAATTAAATGTCGCCGGCAAAGGCAAGCCGCACGAAGCTGGCATGACCCTCGGAGTTGAAGAAGGAAAGCAGCAGGTAACGTTTAAGGCTGATCGCTTTAAGGTACATGAAGCCGCTCAATCAGCCAGCAATAATGAAGAGACGGCCTTCAATGGTGGTCTGGCTTTTGGTGGTTTCCCTGGGGCAATTAGTCATGATGGAGCTAATCCCGCTGATGGCAATAATGCCACCGCTGAACCAATCAGTTCAATTGCTTCAGCGACAGGCACAGCCACCAAGACGCGACTAACCGACGAGATGCAAGAACTGGTTCTCAAGGCTGTACGTGAAAGCGATCTGTTCACATCCCTTCAGACTGCGATAGCTGCTCAGGAATCCTCAACCTCTGACTTGAAACAGGCACTGAATGACGCAGTGGGCGATGCTATTCGCAACGCACTGAAGCCAGGCGGTCTGCTGTACAAACGATAACTCCCACGATCACACACTCGTATATTCAACCCGCTCCGGCGGGTTTTTCTTTTTCTAAGGAACCGAAATGACTAAGTTCTCACTCATCCCCACTCCTACATTTTCTGTGACCGCGAGCATTCCGCGCGCTGGCGCCGAAGACGGCAAACTGACTTTCACTTTCCGCCATAAGACACTGGAAGAGCTGCGCTCTATGGACGAAAAGCTGCAAAAGTCCGCTGAAGGTAAAAAGGGTGCTATCGAGCCGCAGGCCGACTACCTCATGGAAATTGTCGAGGGGTGGGCACTACCTGACGAGTTCACCCGCGACAACGTTATTGTCCTCCTGAAGAACTATCCTCGCGCGTTCGACAGCATCGGTCTGGCCTACACCAAAGAGCTTATGGGTATCCGCGAAAAAAACTGAGGCAGGTCGCCGCAGCGTTGTATACGCCGGGGCCGACGCTCGCGGAGCTGAGCGCTTTTGGTTTGACGCCTGAGGACGTGGAGGAAGAGGTGGGGATCCTGCCCTCTGTGTGGAAGTCTTTCACCATCTTCTCTTCCCTGGCGACCCAGTGGCGAGTCGGCGCGAGCGGGGCGACCGGCCTTGATTACAACGTTCTCCCCTGGATGTTCGAGTTACACGGGGTTGAGGATGCGGCGGCCTGCATGGCTGACCTTCAAATTATGGAAAGCGAGGCTCTCAAGGTAATGCACAAGGAGACGAAATAATGACAGACCAGATCGCCTCGATTACTTTGCGGGCCGATGTTTCTGACCTGAAAACAGCCAGTAATGAGCTGGATAAACTCGGTCAGGCGGCGGCCGGTGCTGTCGATAAAGCGGATGACCTTAACAGTGTTTTTCGTGCCGGCGCTGAAGCTGGCAAGCAGGGTGCCCAAGGGGCAAAAGAGCAGCAGGCTGCGCTGAAGGGATTGTTGGAGAACATCAACCCCACGCTGATTGCGCTGGAAAAGCTCGAGGACCAGCAGGTTGCTTTGCAGAGATTCCATGCGGGGGGATTTCTCAATACTGAGGAGTTTAAGAGTTACCAGACAATACTGGATAACACCCGGCAAAAACTCGGTGAAACCGCTGAGGCATCAATGCGGGCCCAGGCTGAACTGGCAGCCACCCAGGCTGCTGAGAAACAGTCGGCAGCGCTGAAAAACCTTCTCGGCTCCATCGACCCGACGATCCGCGCATTCAACTCGCTGGACGAGCAGCATGCGCAGCTGGTGGCACACTTCGAAGCGGGGCGCATTAACGGTGCTCAGTTCGAGCACTTCAACACAATCCTTAACCAGACGCGTGAGCGCCTCTCTGGTGTCGCTGACGTACTACCAGAGGCGCTATCCCGGCAGGAAGCTGCTGCCCGGCGCGCTGGAATCTCCGTTGGTCAGTACAGCGCAGCAATGCGCACGCTTCCGGCGCAATTCACCGATATCGCCACGCAGTTGGCTGGCGGTCAGTCGCCGTTCCTGATCCTGCTGCAACAGGGCGGGCAGATTAAAGACCAGTTCGGTGGAGTCAAGGGCGCGCTGACTGGTGTAGGCGATTATTTACGCACCCTGATTGGTTTCATTAATCCGGTGACAGTAGGGATTGGCGGCTTAGTGGTTGGCCTTGGGGCAATAGCTGTAGCTTGGTACAAAGGCAGCCAAGAAGCCGGAGAGTTTAATAAGCAGCTCATATTAACCGGAAATTATTCTGCTAAATCAGCGAGCCAACTGACAGACCTGGCCCAAAAAATTGGTGGTTCAAGCGGTAAAGTTGCCGCAGCTGCTCGTACGCTCGCAGAGGTGGTTGGGGCCGGTACGTTTAAAACCGAACAGCTCGAAACAGTCACAAGAGCGGCGTTGGCTATGCAGGAGGCCACTGGCCAGTCTGTAGATACCACTATTAAGAACTTCCAAAAACTATATGCCAGCCCAACCAAGGCAGCAGAAGATCTTAATTCGACCCTTCACTTTCTGACATCTTCGCAATACGACTACATATCGTCACTGGAGCGTCGCGGTGAAAAAGAGGACGCAGCGGAAGCGGCAGCCAAAGCCTACAGCCAGGCTGAGCAGAAGCGAAGTCAGCAAATCCTCGACAATATGGGGTTAATCGAGAGGGCTGCTGGTAGTGTCAGTAAAGCTCTCAAGGGGATGTGGGACGAGCTTCTGAATATCGGTCGCCCTGACGCTCCAAATGATATGCTTCGAAAAATGCAGGCAGAGCTGGCTGAACGAGAAAAGGCACTGCTTCCAGAAAGGCAGCGCCAAGGCTATGGGTACAGCTATGATACGAGCAGTAATGATCAGGAGTATGACGCTCGTAGGAAAGCACAATTATCTGCGATAAGCGCTTTGAAGGCTCAGATAGGGCCACTTCAGCAAGCCGCACAGCTTCAGGAAGATATCAATGTTTCTGTTCAAAAAGGTATAGAGGTTGATAATAAGCGCACCGATGCGCTGATTTATAGAAACCGTATCCTCGAGCAATCTGCCACCTGGCAAGAGAAACGCAGTAAAGCCCTTTCTGAATTATGGAAAAATGTCGCACTCGCTCCTGATAAATGGAGTGATCAACAACGCCAACAGGCAGTTGACGCGATAAACAAGCAGTTTCACCCAAATAAAACGCCCAAAACCCCAGCCGTTAAGGTGTCTGCAGGTGATCGCTCAACCGACACTTACAATGCTGAGACTTTAGCTCTGCAAGCGCAGCTAAAAACGCTTCAAGAACATCGTGATATTAACGATGTAATCAGTCAGCAACGTAAGCAGCAATGGGAACTGATATCCAAAATCAGTATTCTCGAGGCAACGGCAAATGATCCAAAAGGCCGTGCGCTTACCATTGATGAGAAGTCACTGCTCGCCAATAAGGATAAACTTCTCGCGCAGGCTGATATTAATGCAGCATTGGGCGATCAGATTGCAAGGCAGCAGAAACTGAATTCTCTTGCAGATCAGGCGACCAAATTTGCTCAGCAGCAGGCAGCTAAGCAAGCAGAAATTGATGCGGCAGCTGCAGGGACTTCAACCAGGGAGGCTGAGCGGGCGGCAACACGTCAGCGTTTGTCTGAGACCTATGCCTTCAATCCTGACGCGCAAAAAAAAGTTTTGGCTCAGCAGGAAGAGACATACCGGAAGGAAGACGAACTTCGCAGTAACTGGCAGGCTGGAGCAAAGCGCGGATGGGCTGATTATGCGGATTCTGCAACTAACACATTCGAAGCAATGCGTAACGTTGCTGGATCCACCTTCAGTGGCCTTTCCGACATGCTGACCAGTTTGGTCACAACTGGAACTGCCAGCCTCAAAGAATTCACCAAATCCATGTTAAAGATGATCGCCGAGGTGACCAACCGGTTACTGGTTGCCTATGCAGTACAGGCCGCAATGGGCTGGATAAGCGGTGGCAGTGGTGGTGGCAGTACGCCTGGTGGTGCATATGCAAACGCCGCTGCTGGGGTAACCTTCAACGCTAAAGGTGGCGTCTATGATTCCCCAGGTCTCAGTAAATATGTTAACGGTGTTTACGATACGCCTCAGTATTTCACCTTCCAGGGCGCATCGAAGTTTGCGAAAGGCGGTGTTTTCGCAGAGGCTGGTGAAGAAGCTATCATGCCGCTAACTCGTGATTCTGCGGGGCGTCTCGGTGTGAGGGCGGATGGTGCTGGTGGTTCTGGGCATCAAATCAACGTGGATATCTATGTCGATAACAAAGGTAACGCGACAACAAATACTAGCGTGGGAGGAGATGCGGCAGCCAGGGCGTTAGCGGAGAGGATGAAGCAATACGTACAGGAAGGCATCATCCGAGCCATCAGGGATGATGGGGCTATCGGCGGGAGGTTTGTGAAAAAGTAATATCAGCTCATCGCGTTACATTCTCATATCCCCTGGTTATTATTAGAAAAAATATGATAGTCAGGGGATGATTGTGAAAAAAATTATTTGCTTAAGCTTAGCCTGCATCGCACTTGCTGCGTGTAAACCTTCAGAGGAAAAAGCGCTTCAACTTGGGCAGCAAGAAATTGCAAATGGGTTGATGAACCCGGATAGCGCCAAGTTCAAAATGGTTAGGTTCAACATGGACAAGAACCAGGAGTCCGGGGATGTTGTCAGTGGTTTCGTATGTGGCAGAGTCGCTGGCAAAAATGGGTTTGGTGCGTATGTTGGATATCATCCTTTTTATGTTCATCTAAAGATGACCTCGAAAGGGATGTTTTCGAAAGGTGTGAGTTATGAAGTTGGAGAAAAAGCTATTTATCCCGATGGAAGAGATGAATCGTGGATAGATCTCGACGGAAACTCTTATGCCAGCCGCTGCGGCCCAACCCCTTCGGAGTAATTTGTTTATGGATAATTACTTTGATGATCCTTTGATCGAACCCGCAATCGAGTGGGTTGTTATTAATCAGAAGGTTTCCATATCGGGCATTCAGCGAAATTTTCGAATAGGGTACAACCGGGCAGGACAACTTGTTGAACTAATGGAAAATATCGGCCTTGTATCACCTCAAGGATTTGATGGTAATCGCACAGTGCTCTGCGCAGAACTTGAAATTGGGCTTTCGTTATTCAGGCAATATAAAGATGCTGTTGATGAAGAGCCTGATATGACAAACGTAATTTTATTTCCTGGTAAGAAATGAACCCAGGCCACGCCTAGGCAACCAAACAGTATTACCGCCTCGCATCCGCGGGGCTTTTTTTATGGAGTAAATATGGCAGTTGAAACATACAGCTGGCGCTCGCAGCTCGGTGCTGGGGCGATTGAATATAGTCAAACGGTGCGCGCTGCGCAGTTCGGTGATGGCTATGAGCAGGTGGCCGAGAACGGCATCAACTCCACGGCGATCCAGGTGCCAATGAAACACGTTGGCAGTGAGTCTGAGGTAAACGCAGTGCGCGACTTCCTCCTGGCTCATACCGTGAAGGCCTTCATCATCACGCCGCCGGGAGAAGAGAAGGGGCTTTATCGGGTAGTCGCCGATTCCGTACGGAAAAATCAGATCAGCAGCAAGTTTGCTGAATTGACGTTCACCATCAAACGGGCTTACGGAGTGTATGCATAATGGCATTAGTCGATCAGGCGGCGATGCTGGCACCGGGTGGCAGAGTACGCCTGGTTGAAGTTGACGCCTCAGAGTTCAGTGGCGGTATTCACCGTTTCCACTACGCACCTTTCCCCCATACACCGGAAGAGATCGACGCTGCCAATGGTGATGAAGAAAAGCTCGGACCAAAGCCAATCGTATTCGGTGGCAATACCTACGATTTTTGGCCGTTTCAGGTAGCAGGCCTGGAGCTTTCAACAGACCAGGCGGCGGAGCCGTCTCTCAGCGTCTCAAACCTCGACGGTCATATCACGGCGCTGTGCCTCCAATTTAAGGACATGGTTAACGCCAGGGTGAGCATTATCGATACCTATGCGGTCTATCTCGATGCTGTGAATTACCCTGGTGGCGCAAACCCTACAGCTGATTCGTCAATGTTCACACTTCAGACCTTCTGGCTTGACACCAAAACCTCCGAAGACGACGAGGTAGTTACCTGGTCACTCAGTAGCCCCGCAGACTTGCAGGGGCTTGTTATCCCAACCAGACAAATCACCTCGCTCTGCGAATGGGCGCTACGCGGGCAGTACCGGAGCGGCGATGGATGCACCTACAACGGCACGGCGTATTTTGATGCGAAGGGTAATCCTGTCGCTGACCCGGCGCTGGATGTGTGCGGCGGCTGCCTGAGTGACTGCCGTAAGCGGTTTGGTGCCGGGCTGGCAGAGCCTAATACCGCGACCCTTGATTTTGGGGGCTATCCAGCCACCGTGCTTTTTTCCAGATAACCGGACGTACCAATGAATAAAACCATAATGGCAGCTATCCGGGCGCATGCACTGGATGAATCCCCGCGCGAGAGCTGCGGATTCGTTATTCAGTCTGGCCGTCGCCAGCGCTATATTCCTGTACCAAACACTCACGAAAATCCAACAGAGCATTTCCGCATCGATGGCGAGCATTGGGCGAACGCCGAAGATATCGGGACGATTGTGCGCGTCATCCATTCCCATCCTGGCGATGGAGCAAGGCCGATTCCATCCGATCTGGATCGCCAGCAATGCAACAACTCCGGCGTGGTCTGGGGTATTTACGCGCCGGATAGCGACGAATACGCTGAGATAATGCCGGAGGCGGTACCCCTTATCGGGCGTCCGTTTATCCTGGGCTCAAATGACTGCTGGGGACTGGTAATGGATTGGCATGCCACCCAAGGCGTGAAGCTTAACGATTTCCGCGTCGATTACCCATGGTGGGAAAGCCAGTACCCGGACAACCTGTATTTCGACAACTGGGAGCGGGAAGGGTTTGTCGAATGCGACCCGTCACCAGGCTGTATGGTCATCATGCAGGTTGAATCCAGTAAGTGGAACCACGCGGGGATCATTACCGAGGAAGGTGAGCTGCTTCACCATCTGTACGGGCAGCCGTCCTGCATCACGCCGTATGCGCGCGGTTATTTCAAAGACAGGACGATGATCTGCGTCCGTCACAAAGAGCTACCGCAGGAGATTCAGCCATGGCGCGTTTAACCACGATTCGATTGTACGGTGTGCTGGGAGCCCGGTTTGGCCGTGTTCACAGGCTGGCGGTGCAGACATCAGCTGAGGCGGTAAAGGCGCTTTGCATCAACCTGGACGGGCTGGAAAGCTATCTTCTGAACGCCAAAAAGAATGGCATGACGTTCGCGGTGTTTCGCGGCAGGCGCAACATTGGCGCGGATGATTTTAAGAACCTGGCCGGAAGCACCGATATTCGCATAGCACCAGTGATGGAAGGGGCAAAAAAAGCTGGTTTGTTCCAGACGATATTGGGTGCTGTCATGGTTGTGGCGGGCATCGTCGTCACGGGCATGACGTTCGGTTCAGCAGGTGTCATTGGCGCGGGAATGGTCTCCGCTGGTATCGGAATGATGGCTGGTGGAATTTACCAGATGCTTTCGCCCCAGCCCAAAGGACTACAGGGGCGAGACGATCCTGACAATGAACCCTCATATGCCTTCGGTGGCTCGGTGAATACCCTTGCGATGGGTAACCCGGTCGCGCTTCTTTATGGTGAACGCGAGGTTGGCGGCGCCATCATCAGTGCCGGCATAGTCGCAGAAGACATCTGAAAACTCCTTTCTGAATATCAAGCACCCAATTGGGTGCTTTTTTTTATGGATGTAATATGGAAGCGATCACTGGTGCAAAGGGTGGCAGCCAGAAGCAGCACACACCTGTAGAACAGCCCGATTCGGCTCAGTCAATGGCGCGCTGCCGCATGCTGCTGGCGCTCGGGGAGGGGGAGTTTGCTGGTGGCCTGGATGCGACCCGGATATTCCTGGACGGTACGCCGTTGGGAAACCCCGACGGAACGATGAATTTTGAAAATGTGTCATGGGATTTCCGGCCTGGCACACAGACCCAGACACCAATACCGGGATTCCCTGCAGTCGAGAATGAAACTACGGTTGGCGTATCGCTGACAAAGGCCACACCATGGACCCGCGCACTGAGTAACACCCAGATTGACGCGGTGCTGGTTCGTATTGGCATCCCTGGGTTACAGCAGCAGGAAAACGATGGGGATATCGTCGGCACTACGGTTCAGTACCATATTGATCTGGCGGTGGACGGTGGCGCTTACTCGACAGTCATGACTAAAACCGTCACAGAGAAGCTCAGTTCGCTCTATGAACTAACTCACCGTATTAATCTTCCCAAAGCCAGTACTGGATGGCAAATTCGAGTGGTGCGTGACACCGATGACAGCACCAGCCAGATGCTGCAGAACAAAACGCAGGTGCAAGCGATTACTGAGGTGATCGATGCTCGCCTGCGATATCCACACACCGCGCTGCTGTATGTGTCCTTTAACGCAAAGTCATTCAACAACATCCCTAAGATTTCCTGCATGCCGAAGGGGCGCATCATCCGAATCCCTTCGAACTATGATCCAATAGCGCGGACTTATAGCGGAACATGGGACGGCACGTTTAAATGGGGCTGGACGAATAACCCGGCGTGGATTTGGTTCGATGTTCTGACTGAGCCGCGCTTCGGTCTTGGGCGCCGCGTGATGCCAGAAATGCTAGATAAGTGGGAGCTCTATCGCATCGCCCAGCGCTGCGACCAGAAGGTACCCGACGGGAAAGGCGGAAGCGGTACCGAGCCACGCTTCATGTTTGACGTTTACATCCAGTCCCAGGCTGATGCCTGGCAGGTGATTAAAGATATTGCCGCGGGCTTCAACGGAATGACTTTCTGGGGCAACAACATGTTCAATGTTGTCTCTGACATGCCGGCGGACACTACGAAGTTGCAGATTCTCACTCGCGCATCAGTGGTGGGTAAGCCGGTGTACTCGAGTGGCAGTGAGAAAAACCGATTCTCCAGCGCGCTGATTAATTTCAGCGATCCGGATAACCACTACCAGGACCGCGCCACGGCAGTGATGTTTCCGGAACTGGTGAAGCAGTTTAAGTTTAAGCAGACACAAATCACTGCGATCGGTTGTACGCGTGAGAGCGAGGCGCAGCGGCGTGGCGGGTGGGCGGTGTATTCCAACTCCCTTGACCGCATTATCACGCTTCAGACTGGACTTGATGGCTTTGTATTCGTGCCGGGCACCGTATTTGCGTTTGCAGATGAACGCCTGTCAGGGCGCGTTTACGGCGGGCGTATCACCGGGTATAACGCAGGTCTTAAGGCCGTGACCACTGACCGGGGCACCAGTGCGGTGGCGGGCGATACGCTGATGATTCGCACCCAGGGCGGTACCGTTGAAAGCCGGGTGATACAGGCCGTAAATGGAACGCAGCTGATCGTGTCCACGCCGTTCACGGCGGCGCCGTTACCTAATGCCGTGTTCGTAATTGATGCTGGTCAGCTGCGCCTACAGTATTTCAGGGTAACGAACCTAAAATTTGATGATGAGGAAAACACCTTCACCATCACTGGAGCGGAGTATAACGCGTCGAAATATGACGCCGTTGATAACAATGCACGTCTTGATACGCCGCCGACAAGCCTGATTCCAACCGGGCTCGTGAACCAGCCGACCAACATCGTGGTATCGAGCTATGATGCGGTTCGCCAAGGGCAGCGCGTGGCCACACTAACCGCCTCATGGGATGCGCCAGTTGATAAAGACGGCAAACTGCAGTCGGACGTCATAGCCTACCGGGTACAGTGGAAGCGTGGAAATAACGAGTGGGTAAACGTACCTGAAACCGGGTTGCGAAATATCGAAGTGCCTGGCATTTTCGAGGGCGATTACCTTGTGCGCGTCCGTGCGATTAACTCTGGGGGAGCGTCCAGCCTTTGGGCCACCTCTGCGTTGACCCATCTTACCGGCCGCACCGGTGAAGTTCCAAAACCGATTGGACTTCGTACCACTGCAATCAACTGGGGTATACAGGTTGACTGGTCCTTCCCGATTGATACAGGTGACACGCTCCAGACCGAGTTGCAGTATTCGGTAAACGGCAACGGTGATAACCCTCTGTTGCTTGCCGGAGTTCCTTATCCACAACACACCTATACCCAACTGGGCTTAAAGGCCGGTGTTGAATTTTGGTACCGGGCCCGCCTGGTTGACCGCATTGGTAATCAGAGTGATTGGACCGACTGGGTTCGCGGCATGTCAAATGATAACGCCGATGATTATCTTGGCGATATCGCAGACGATTTCCTAACCTCTGCCGACGGCGACCGTCTGACCAGCGATATTGATACCAATCTTGAAGCCGCAATGCAGAACGCGCTGGCAAACCACGGAACAGCTGAGCATCAGTGGGCACAATACGGGGAAGTGCGTGCCGATATCCTTGTTGTTAAAACTACAGTTGCTGAAGTTGATAAGGCAATGGCAGAACTGTCAACGCAGGTACAGGCGCAGATTGAGGACGTTACTGCTGCACTGGAAGACAAACTTACTGCCGTCGTTGATGCCTCCGGCGCTTCGGCGATTTATACCCTCAAAGCAGGCGTGAGGGTAAACGGCATCATGTATAACGCCGGGATGTCGATTGCCGTGCTGGCGCAGGCAGGACAGCCGATTGTTACCCGAGTAGGTTTCAACGCTAACCAGTTCGTACTGATGAGTGGCAGTGGTGATACTCAGTATTCGCCGTTCGCTGTGGTTAATGGACAGGTCTTTATCAGCTCAGCGTTTATTCAGGATGGCACGATCACCAATGCCAAAATCGGTAACTTTATCCAGTCCAACAATTACGTTGCCGGGCAATCTGGATGGAAACTGGATAAAGGTGGCACCTGGGAAAACTATGGCAGTGACGGGCAGGGCGCAAGAAAGACAACGAATGTTACTGACAGTATCAGGGATGCTAACGGCGTCCTGCGCGTACAGATTGGAAAACTGACAGGAGTATTCTGATGTCATGGGGAATACAAACATGGGATGCCAGTGGAAGGCCTAATAACTATGGCATTAAACCAGTATCGGTAGTAGGCCGCATTCCACTTGCAGCAGGTCAGAACTCAGGTTCCTGGAGTTTCACTGTGCCCACAGGTTTTAAAGTTGGTTTCGTTGTTTCTCTTGATGAAGGAGGTAACAGCGTAGGGCGCAGAATTGTTGCATCAGGTAACTCAATAACTGTGACGTCCGCATCTGACACTGGGCTTGGTAATTATCCGGCCTCGAAATGTGAGCTGATCGTTTTTATGGAGAAAGCATAGTGTCTGATTTTGGCGCAATGATATTAATGGATAATGGGAATCCATTCGTCACTCCGCAATCAACGCCTTTCTGTCTCTACGGGAAATACTCATTTAATTCCTCAGCTAATGGCAGCTCCCAACAGGTGGCACAATATCTTTCGGTGCCTGCCGATTATCCGGTAATGGTTTTTATCAAAACTACTGATACGGCGCAGCCGACACCCGTCATGTCATATCGCATCGGAGGAAATGTCTATATTAGTGGCGTAAATCCCTATAACCAGAGCTTTACGCTTACAGCATATGTATTTGCAATATTTCCGCAAACACTTCCTGCGTGGGGATTTGCTATCTGGGATGCCTCCGGTAAGCTTGTTCTGACGAACGAATCAAGGGTGCTTTCTGATCTTCAAACTGTTGGGAGTCCTGGTGCAAGCGGGGGGATTAACATTGATCAGACACTGTCCGGGTCGTGGGCTGTTGCTCCAGCACAGCTTGGTCAGACGATTATCGTTAATAACTCCACTCAGCCCCCAACTATCTACACCATAAATGCCTATTCATCGTGTAGGTTTAATGGTGGCAGTACGAGAATAAATGCAGGTGGTACATCTACCGGAACTGGATCACCAGGCGGAGGAACCAACACAGGAATTTCTTTGACCGCTATCAAGACGGCTGCATTTGATTAATTGATCGTTTAAAACGATCAATGTTTTGATATTGATCTGTTTAATCTATTTTCATTAATCTCCCCGTCAGGTTAATTTTTATAAAACTAATTACCTCAGGGTAAAATAATGAAAAAAATATTAGTCATGTTTCTTTTTTGCATTCTTCTTTCTGCTTGCTCATCCAGTCTTCTTGAGAAGCAGAATCCAGTATGCGAGGCCGTAATAGTTGTCGGTGGACAAGAACAGACTGTTCAGGTCTATGGTGTAAGGCAGGTAGCAAATCAGATTGAATACAAAGCTGGATATCCTTTCAACTGGCGGTGGGTAAGTAAAAATAACTTCGCCAGCTCGACCTGTAAAAAATGAACAAAACAAGAACCCGCCTCGGCGGGTTTTTTATTATCTGAATTCAGGAGTATTTTATGTCGGCAGGCACCATCACCCTGACAAACGGGTCCGCTATTGTTGGCGGTTCCGGAACCTCATTCGCAACTGAACTCGCCGCAGGTGACTTTATTGTCTCCACTGTGGGCGGTGTTGATTATACGCTGCCAGTTAAATCGGTTGAGAGTAATGCGCAACTTACGCTGGTCAGCAACTTTACCGGCCCTACTCAGGCCGGTGCTGCCTGGTCAGCGGTTCCTCGTGTTGCACTGAACATGGTAACTGCCGCGCTGGTGGCGCAAAGTGCTGAAGCGCTGCGTGGACTGAATTACGATAAACAGAACTGGCAGCAGGTTTACAGCGCCGCCGGAAATATCACAGTGAAGCTGCCAGACGGCACTACCTTCAGCGGTCCGTCATGGAAATATCTGTCTGACAATATGGCAACCAAGAGCGGCGGGGCCGTACCTGTTAACCAGGGCGGTACCGGTTCGACAACCGCATCAGGCGCTCGCACAAACCTCGGTTTAGGAGGTGCAGCATTAAAAAATACGGGTTTAAATCCCGGCGATGTTCAATTAGTCCAGGTTGGGCGTAGGGATTCTGCAAACCCTGAGCAAAAGACCTGGTCTTGTATTTACGAGCCATATCAATCTGGCAACTTATTTCCTGACAGTTGTGTTATTCAGGTCCTTCCTGGTCCTACAAACTCTGAATGGGGTGAAATAGGAATTGGTTATGGGAATTCAAACACAGTTTATGTTGCAAAAGCTTCTTATAGTTCCAGTCAGCCGACCGGAAATATTGTATTGATGACAATGTATCATGACAAAAATACATTTGTTGATAGCAATGGTTTCATCAAAAGAGCCTCACCTGTGGTAAAAATTTTTAGTGATGGCCGCGTTGAAACTAACGACGAATCAGAAGGGGTGAGAGTCACACGTCTGGATGTGGGGCAATACTACATTGAGGGATGTCAGGCGCTCAATTCTGACGCTGCCTGGGGCGGTATCGACGGAGGTTTTGAGATTCCCACTGACAGGAATAAGCAACCGCTGATATGGCTGGACTATGAGGTTAACGCAGACGGCTCTGTGCTGGTAAAAACCTATCACCGCGAACATCCTTCGGCTCCAGCATTTGCCAGGAATGAGCGTGATGGATTGGCTGATGGCGATCCGGTTGACATCCCGGCCGATCAGTTCGTCAGCGTTCGTGTAGAAATGCCAGCGAGTAGCATCTGGAATCAGAAAAAGAAACAGAAACAAACGGAAGAGGCTTTAAAGCAGGAACAGGGGTCTTAAAAAAAACCGCCGTCCATTTTGTGTAAGAATGAGCGGCGGTTGATTGCTCAGTGTTCATGCCCGAGCAAACGCCGGGAATATTACCCGAACAAGATTTATAGGCCAACCTGGCGAACAGTCGGGAACTCTGAAACCAACCACATATCGGACTCTTCAAACATTTCCTCCAGCATGCGGTTCAGTTTTTCCCGATCGCTTTTGCTGGCATCGCTATTTAGGCCATTTGCCTGCATCGGCTTCACCTTCACTTCGGCATCAGGGAAAATCTGGTGCACCCGCTTCGTCAGCTCGGCCAGAATGATCTCTCTGGCCCCTTCGAGTCCCTCAACATTTCGCTTGTCATAAACCAGTTCAACTAACATCACATCATACTCGCTTACTTGATCTGTACTAACAAAAATACCACTGTATATACATACAGTCAATGGTGTGGTGAGGGCGACACTTATGCCTCGTCAATATGATATCCATGCGGCTTTTTTGGCGGCCATACAACAGAATCCGAAGGGCTATCTTTGTCTTAATACAAATAAATTTATTGCTGAATTACGCGATAGAAACTGGCATTTCAGCCAGTATGACGCCAATGCATGGATAGAGCGATACCAGCCTGACTTCGCTGATAAGACGACAAACGGAAGCGAGAACCGATACTGGATCCTGCGTAACATGGGGAGGGTTTTCTAATGGGCTTTCCTTCGCCGGCTACGGATTACGTTGAAACACGAATCTCCCTCGATCAGCAGTTAATCAGCCAGCCCGCAGCGACTTATTTCATGCGTGCATCGCGTTCACATTTCAGGGAAGGGATAATTCAGGGGGCGCTGCTTGTTGTTGATGCCTCACTTTCAGCCTGTGATGGCTCGCTGCTGATCTGCGCGATAGACGGAGAATTTAGGATCAAGCGATATCGGACACATCCTCAACCCCACCTCGTTAATCTGGAGAACGGGAGAAAGGAGGCGCTGCCAGTAGATGATGGCGGTTACAGTTCTGCACCCGCTGTATTTGGGGTGCTTACTTACATCATCAATGACGCCAGGAATGCAGAGTTTGATGATTGCCCGGTGATGTGA